TCATTTACGCACCTCGTTGATAATAGCAACCAGAAGGATAATAGCAAGAATAGCAAGAACAATTAGAATACTGATCCAAATGGGAGACAGAACCCACACCCACGGCCAAGTAATCTGACCAGTCAGTTTGAGAGCAATAAACAGAATGGTGAGCCAACCAGTGAAACCCATACCAGAGCGAGTAGAAGTGTTGTTAGAAGTCATTTGATAACCAAGTGCTTTTCGTTGTAAATCATGTGATCGAGAACTTGACCGATCATATGTCGGTAAGTTTCATCCTGGTTTTTGCTACACTCTTCATACGCATCATACAGCATCGTATAGAGTGTGTCCCAGTGTTGGCGAGAAATGACGGTCATTTGCCTCGGTTGCTTATGAAGTTATTATAGGGCAAAGCACAGAGCCCGTGACGGACCCTGTGCCAGTTATCAAAGTGTCACTTGTTCATTTGCAAAGTGGGGACAGGCATACCACCCTCGGTAGGCACATAGATCGTCACGTTACCTTTATTAGATCCTTCTTCCAGACCAGTAATATACAGATACTGGAGATACTCACGGTTATCTTTCAACGAGTTACCGATGATCTGGTTTGCTTTGGCAACACCTTGAGCACGGATTACCTCAGCATCAGCTAACTGTTGAGCACTATCTTTCTTTGCTTGTGCTTCAAGGACTGCCACTTGGCGTGTATATTCTGCTTTCTGAAGTTCTGCCTTACCTTGTAGCGATTGTGCCCACACATTATACAGCGGACCAACCACAGCGTTGATGACTAGTAGTGAGAGAAGAAACGAAACACCAATAATGGTGGCATTACGCATCGTATTGTCAGGTTTAGTTCGGTCGATCATTCGTCAATCTCCATAATTTCAATAATAGATTTGATCTTTTCTAGATCTTGTAGTCGCTCATCAATTTCATCATACTGTTCGCAGAAGTCAAGCATACGCAGATCATGCCCTTCATCATCATAGTTTGTCTCTTCACGGATTTCCCATTCTACATCAGATAGACGAGCCCTAGTATCATCGATAAAGTATTCGAGAGTGTCAATCAAAGTCATGGTTGTGGAGGAACAGGTGGAGGTGGTGCTACTGGAGGTAGTGTAGCAGGTTGTGGTGCTGTTTGAACTACAGGTGCTACAGGTGCTGGAAGACTAACTGGTTGTGGAGCAACTTGAGATTTTTGTGCTTCTTCGAGTTTCTTTTCCAGTTCCATCACCTTTTGATCTAATGGCGTCAAAGGAACTTGGTTTTGACTGTCTGCTAGTTTCCAACCAGCAGCACCAGCAGCAAAGATACTAGCGAGAGCAGCAAACACAGAAACAGTCTTAGTAAAACTCATTCAAAATCCTCCATGTTGAACCAAGTATCAAGTGAATTCATGATCTCATTTACTATAGCATCAGCAGCAGCATCTATGTCTGGTTCGGGATTGTGTTTGTGAGCACGGTTCCAACCAAATCTAACACCTTCTTCAATTGCCATCTCCAATACTGGACGGAATTTGGGTTTCATTCAAGCACCTCCCAGTGTGCGTCAGATTTGTCACCGAAACGATTAGTACCACTACGAGTACTAACCCAGAAAAAGTATTTGCGATTTTCTGATGCTAAGAACAACTCACCACCAGTATCTTGCTCTACAATACAGATGGGGTTATTGTCCATAATGTTAGCTAGACGGTTCTTCGCCTTGCTGCTTTTGGGTTTGACTGTTACCTTTCTCATTTTTGATCTCAAGTTTGAGTTTGCGGATACCAGTAATAAAGTAAGCAAAGTCTCGTGTCTCTGTGATACGTTTAGTTTCACCACAGACATCACACTTTGCTTCATACACAGATGAACAACCTACAGAATACACGCCATATTTCTGACCACAATCAAAGCATGTATTGTATGCTGTCTCAAGTTTCTTCAGCAGTGCTCGTTTTTCTCGGATAGTAGTCATCAGGGAACTTTTTGTCTATGAGGTAATCATACAGCAACTGAGCGAACCCGTAGTGGGGTCGTATGCCAGTTTCTAAACTGCCACTCGTTGCCACCGTCCACATGATGTCTAGGTGATTCTTATCAGGTATCGGTTTCGGGTTCTCCATCATGGCGCAAATCCTCCATTAGTTCATCAATTGAATAAGTTTCTACTTTACCTAGCTCAATATCTTCTACCATCTGCAGTAGATATTCTAGGAATTCTTTTGGGTAAACATCATCCTCGTTGAGTGATGCCCAGAACCATTCTATACACTCTGTTTCTGGATCTTCTACTGTTCTAGGTAGAGCATAGTGATCATAGTTGAATGTCATTAAGTCAGCCCATATGCGAAATGTCATTCGCATACTCTGCCATCCTGTCATCCAGCAATGACCAATCCAATATTCCCACCAGTTCAGAGTAGTTTTTGTTTTTGCTGTACCTTTGATTGCTGTACTGTACGCCATTATCGTGATGTCCCAGGTAGACTACTCATCTTCCATGTATAAGAGAAAAGGTCTATGTCAAATCCAAATTTATACACCCAGAACATGAAACTCAGCACACCACTACTACCAGATGTGATCTGCATGTATGGCCAACTAGGATAATCAGACCAGGAGAATGACCACTGTAGGAATGATCGTCTCTTGATAGGTACAGGGAAGTGCTTATTGAAATTCAATAGTTGGAAATACCACGTATCACCAAAGTCTTCTGAGTATGTGTATCTAAACAGATCTAGTTTTGCGCTTGAATAGTTCATAGTCCATTACTTTGCCATATTTGAAGTGTATTATAGCACGGGGCCAGTCTTCCCACTCACCACCCCATGTTGATGTATAGACTTCAACATATTTGGTGATCATGCATGGTTGATATCTACCATGAGCACCAGTTGGTATCCATTCGTAGTTCAAGAAACCACGTTCGGGATCATACCTAGGATCATCCTGTTTGATAGTCTCAAATATATGAGTACCGACGTAAGTTGGATACCACAATTGACCAGCAGGATCTAACCAATATGCTGTCATGGTGCCACCAATACCATCCTCAATATCTTTGGTTTGACACTCTACATTTGTGAGTTCTGGTCCTAGATCATAGGATGATCTAAAGTAATCGAACATGCCCATGATAATTATTCAAATGGTTTGGTTCTACTTACACGCATATCCTGTTGCTGGGGCGTGTCATATGGCGTGACGCAAGCAACAGAAATTTCCATCGCTTTAGATGCTTTTGCCATCTCACGATACCCAAGTCCAACATACAATTGTCCACCACATACAGCGGCTGCCATAATGCCCCAGAACACATAGTACCAATTCGACTTCACTTGCCCAATTGGTTGACGGAAGGGGCGCTCACGGATGGTCTGTCCCCTGTCGGGGCTCTCATACACAGTTTTCATCGTCTTCTACCTTACGTAGTACAATTTGGTCATCTTCGACAATCCATTCCAACAAGTCATCCTCTTGCCAACCAAGTTCATCGAGGAAGTCTGCTGGAATAGGCATGAACAAGTCACCATTGTCATCCTCATCGAGTATAACAGTATAGTCTGTATTCTGGATTGTATCGAGTGATGTATTTTCGGGCATGGTCTTCACATTGGAAATAGCAGGTTTTCTTTTCGCTTGTATCTTCTAGACGATATGGGAACATATCGACATACGGAAACAGTGCAAGATCAGAAGAATATACGAGCTCCTGTGACTTCGTATTCTTCGTCTTTCGTGTCGATTTGACTGGTGTTTTCGCTACCTTGCTCGCCTTCTGTGGCGACTTCTTGGCGCTGGTTGATGGCGTTTTCGATGATGTCTTCGATGGAGACTTCTTCGTTGTCAGGGTCGTCAGATTTTGCGATAACTTCTTCGCAGTGCGAGCGGATGCACTCGATGAAGTCTTCTTCTGTCCAGTCGTTGAGGATGCTTTCTTTGGGGTCTTCTTTGTCCCAGTCGATCGTGAAGGTGCCATCAGTGTTTTCGATTACGGAGATTGTCATGTTCAATAGTGTCGAGGTGGTTGAACACAGGTGAGTATAATGCAAATAGTGCCCAACCCACAGCTGCTGAAATAATTAGAAACTCAAGCATTAATAGTTTCTACTTCTACTAGTGCTTCTTTGATCGCTGTTTTCAGATCACGATGAGGAATGAACACCTCATCAATTTCATCTTTGTATTCTGGTTTTTCATCCTTGAAGGCATCAGATGTCTGATAAATCAGAGATCGTGTGATATCATTCAGAACTTCAAAGCACGATCCAGGGAGATTAGAGTAGTTACCATTCCCCTTGCCATACAGTTCTTCCCTCACCTTATCCAACATAAACTTGTATGTGGTAAGATTATCTTCAAAGATATTGTAATACAGTGTTTCGTCTTCGGGTGTCTTGAATTTAGGAAAGTTCATTTTCGTCAGGGTTCTTGGGATTTGCGAATGTACCGAAGTTGTAAGTGTAGTACAGGAAGTTGTTGATGCTACGCTCGATGCCTAGACTTTCTTTGACTGCTAACCAGCTCTCATATTCTAGTTGTATGTCTGGTCCCAATTCAAGCGTCACTTCCATCTGCTTCCCTCTTTTGTCTGATGTTGTGTAGGATGCTCTCAGCTAGAGCGAAATTGTCGTTGTTGTATGCTGTAATGTAATCCAGTATGAGAGACCTGAGATCAGGATCTAATGGATTGATAGAGTTGTCCGAGTTCATCAGCGTCATAGAATAACGTAACTTCGTTATCTAGTTGTTCAGGATCCAACCATTCAAAGAACTCGTCAGCAAATGCCAACGCATCATCAACCCGATCTTCAGTAATCAGTTGCTTAAAGCGAACACATGCCCACTCGTAGATGTCATCACGATACTGGGAAATCCGCAGGCAGTCTTCGTTGTTCATTTTTTGAAAAGAGTAAGTTTGTTCTGGAGGTGATCGTAAGACTTGAATTCTACATCATGAGGGAGCGACCTGGCAAGGGCGGCGGCGAACTCATTAGGAAATTTACTGAATACACGCCAGTACTTGGCGGTTTCCTCATAGGTCAGATCTTGACGAGGAACCACACTGATACTATACTCACCCATCGTATAGCGATTGGGGAATGGTTCTACCAGCGTCTGGATGTATTCAACCAGTGGATTGTATTTCATTTGATAAAGACCTCCAGGTGCTCTTCAGATAGTTTAGCGATCTCTTGAAGGTGATAGGCAATGTGAGCTACATACTCACGCTCTTCATCTTCAAGATTGTCCCACGCAATATCATATGATCCTTCCCAATCAATAGTGCCATCTTCGAGCACAGGAGCACCATAAATGGCATCTTTGGGATGATCGATAGCGTAGGCGTTGTCGTTGGTAACGATGTAATGCATGGCAGAAACGAACTCTGTAGGTAATTTAGCAGGACTGAGAGCGGATGTCAAGCATCAGCGAGCGTAGAGATAACCGCCAGACCAGTCAGCATTCTCCAGCAACCACTCACGATCAGCAATCAAGCGCAGATCGTAGCGCACACCTTTAGCAGGTGCCTTCCAGGAAGCGGATTTATACACTTCACCAGTCTTTTTGTCCACGAAAGCATGGACAGAGCGGGAGCTACCACCATCAACCATGATGATCTTGTGGTATTTCTTACCGCTCTCGATCACATAATTGATGGGCGAAGTGCCTTGCTTCAGTTTCTCGATGCAGGCAGTGTGATACTCAACATTCTCACCCTGCTCAACATAACGCTTGTGTCCACGAATAGCACAATCGTGGTAGTTTTGAACCAGAGCATCACAGAGCATGTAGCAGTGCTTCAGAACGTTGATCTGAAGAGTGTTGCGGGCAGTCTGCTCAAAAACGAACTGGGCGAAGGTGGTGGTCATGTGTCTCTCGCTGATGTAATCAGTATAGGGCAGATCAGAGCAGTTCCAATGCCTCCTGTGACAGCTCTTCAACTGGCACATCGCTGTCCCAGTCATGCTCAGAAAGGTCTAGATCATATGCATCGATCTGATCCAGGATGTAACGGTCAAGCAAAACTTCTTCCATAATTAACCAATAACTCGATAACAAACGGTAGCGTTACCCTTACGGGCAGATTGAATGTGAGAGAAAGCAGAGTAAGATAAATCTAAATCTGCGTGAGAATATGGCCCACGGTCGTTGATACGAACAATGACCTGCTTGCCATTATCTTGGTTGGTCACCCTGATTTTACTACCCATAGGTAGATAAGGATGAGCTGCAGTCCAACGATAAGCATCAAACCGTTCACCATTAGCGGTTTTTTGTCCATGGAAACCATCTCCTACTCCATAAAATGTGGCAATACCACACATCAAACCAGCAATAATCATTTGGTCTTAGCAAAAATACAATCAGGGTGTCCTTTGGGTAGTTCAGCACAAGCTTTATCGTATGCTTCAAACATGTTCTGATCTCTCTTAGCGAGAGCAACATTATACATCAGAATGCTGATAGCAATAAGAAAGATGTAAGAGATTTTCATTTGATGTGACCTTCAGCAATCTGGTTGACAACGTTACGGGCAGACTTCATGAATTGAAAGGGAGTATAAAGTCCCATGTCTACACCATCAAGAACATCAGAACCATTGTAAGTGTTGACAATCAACAGGCAAGCATCATAGAGAGCGGCAAGGTGCTCTTCTTTAGATTGAAATTGCATGGCGTTGTAAGAAGGAAGTGTCATGATCAGTTAGTAAGTCAGGAGTTCCAATAAACATCATACTCTTCTTCAGACATGGCAAATACTTTCGCCATCTCTTCACGGTCTTCGTCAGAGATATCGAAGATCTCGCCAGGCATGTCTTGGATTTCATCCCACATGGGGTGGTGCTCCGTTGATTACCTTGTAATTATAGGGTCAATCCAGCTCGCTCAAGGCGCTCTGTAGACAGTTCCACAACTGGCACTGAACTGCCACATCATCCACGCCATGATGCTTTGCTGTCTTGCGACTGTCACGGGGATCGTGTCCCCAGAGCAGATCGATCAGAAACTTGATCTGCTGGGTGTCCAGGGTCACGTTGGTGACCACAGAGGGGCAAGGATAGGTCATAGGGGTCAGAGGGGGGTTACAGGCGCTCCTAGGTGCCTCAGACGAACGACAGGACGCTAGGGCGAAGGGGCTTCAGGATCTGCATGGCACTATAGGGTGTGGTATCTTGAATGTCAACCACTTTGCCAACTGTTTTAGAATTTACTGGTGCATAATAGCACCGTTTCTTTGTATCATAAAAACCCCAGATAGACTTTGGAGTTTCATCAGTATAGCTAAATTGACCATGATTGCAAATCCATATGGCAACCACGTTACGTTTATGTTCTACAGTTTCATAAGAGTATCCTTGCGGAGGTGTGTGCGGAAATTCAAGCATCTTTCTTCATATGCTCACGGACACACCCGACGAATTGTTGCCATTCTTTTTCTGAGAAGTTGTCAGAAGCATAAGGGATGCCAACAACAGCAGCACAATGGCGACGGATATTTTCTGGAGCAACATAAGGATCTTGAAGAGCGGTGACAGTAGCGAGAAAAATGCTAAACATCAGCAGCACACCATCATTTTGATACGGGGAGAAGTGTTAAACTTGGTCACTTGATAACCATACTGATTGATACGCTCATCTGCTTGGCGCTCCATATCACGCTTGCTGATCAAACGCTCGCTCATCTCCGCACCATCAAACGAGGTAACTTGAACAAACTTATCGGTCATACCAGCAGCAGGGTAAAAATCAACCTGCATGGCGCCTTGGACAAGTTGCATGGGTGTGTCTCTCGATTACCTTGTAATCATACAGCGTCCAGGTGCTGGGTCACGGTGGGGTGTGCCAGTTCCTCAACTGGATAGTTTGTGATGTAAAGGTGCTGAACTTTGGCATTAGAATGATTTTTGTTCTTCCCAAATCGTTGGGAGTATACGAAGTCTTTGGTCATGATATTATAGTCTTTATAACTGTCACGATAGAACTCATGATCAGAGTGAATTATCAACCACTTAGCAGATGTTGTCTTGAGACAACTCAAGAGCTTCTCATGTAGACTTGAACCACCATCTCCAGTAGTATAACCAAGACGATCTAGGTAAGGTGGATCAATGAAAATAAAGTCATTCTCATTGGCATCTTCAAAGCAGTGCTCAAATGAAGCATGAGAGATCTTACATTTCAAAAGAAAGTCATGGTGATCCTTCGAGAGATTACAAGAGAATGATTTGTAATGTCCAAATGGTACATTGAACTCCCCATTTGCATTATACCTTTCCATACCAGAGAAACACAACTGCCGCACGACAATGTACGAGAGTGCTCTCCGCAGAGGATCTACACAATCCCACGGTTGATTGATTGCTTCTCTAGCTGAATAAAACTCTATCTCAAGATCATCATGCTCTAGAGTTTTGATGATATCAACTTTTTCTTGAAGTTCCTGATACTGATCCGATGCCACAACCTGATAGAGATTGATAATATCTCGGTTGACATCACTCAGAATAGACTGTCTCTGATAGTGAAATGCTACAGCAGCACCACCACAAAATGGTTCAATAATCTTTCCAGTAAAAGAAGGCAGCAAACCCGTGATCGTTTTGATCTCACGGGATTTGCCACCTTGATACTTAACAATAGGTTTAACCATAACGCTTTTCCGCAAGAATAGGACCAACAACTTCACGCATAAACGTGAAGTATTCTTCAATGGTAAATGGGCAGTCAATCATCTTCATCATATCAGAGACACCAATGATCTTCATGCCTTTGTTGGTATATTTTACCTGCCACTTATGTGGCACAGCATCCACCACAGGGCAGAAATATGCTCCAGTAGCGTCCTCCATGGTCGCCAAAACTGCTTTGATCTTAGCGTTAGATGCTTTGTCCTTCTCACTGTCAAAGTTGAGATTGCACTTGCTCTCAAGGTAGAGTTTGTATACGTTCTCACCGACTCTATACTTAAACAGATGATCAAGTTGGCGCTCATCTTTACCAACCATGATCATGTTGTTCTCTGCAATCAAATTTTCAGCGTTCTTTGCATCGCTGATAACTTGGTTCCAAAACTCTTCAATCTTATTACCAAACTGAATTCGGATGCTCTGAACGCTATTCTCAGGTTCCCACCCAAGGCAGGCATCGATATAACTCTCTACCTTTGTGGGGTTGATGGAGAGAATGAGGGGAAGCAGATGACGCTCTAAGTAAGACATGTGTTTGATTGATTACCTTGTTATTATGCCATAAAAAAAGAGGTCTGGTCAAGACCTCTGTGACACTTATTCAACTGTCCCCAAAAACTGGGTGAATTTCAGTTTTAGCATGTTCTGTCATGTTAACATGCTGCTCCCACAAGATCGCATCCTCTAGATTGTAGAAAATAGCTTGTTGTTTCGCCTTCTTGTTCTTCTTTTGTTTGATCCACACAACAGCGTACTTCATTCCAATGCTCACGAAAAACTAGTAAATTTGCCTGATACCTACCATTATGCTTGGTTTTATCAGGAATGTCAAGAAAACAGACTGTGATGTATCCATCATCAATAAAGCTGATCCAACCGTGTGTCCCACGGTACTCTACCAGCATACCGTATTCGAATTTCATGCGTCTGGTGCGTCGATGACTTCGAATGGTTCTCTATTTTGATTTTCTAGTTTAGGCAACCTAAACAATTGTTTTAGATCATTCAAGTCATCTAATTGACGTTGCAACTCATCAACCTGTAGTTGGAGTGCCTGAAAATTATACTGGTTGTTAGTTTGAATTTCTAGCAAATTCTCAACCACTTGTTTCAAATCATCTTCAGTCATAATGGCTCAGTTGTCGTGACAGTTCTACATCAATACCAATCAGCTTAGAATACAAAAACTTCTCGTATTCGTTACCTTTCAGCAGTTCAACGAGGTTATTTATTTGCATCTTAGCAAGGATCAGTTTAGTTTTATCGTCCATCAGTAGGAAGGTTCACCAGGAATGTCATTTTGTTCTTTTTCGTCCCTGGGTTTGCCATGGACCAGCAGCAGGGCACCCTCAGCTTTCTCAGCGAAGGTTTTATGATAAGTGTTCATTTCCACGATGATGTCACGCAAATCGTTATAGAATTCAAGGATAGATGTGCTAGCATCATCCAGATAGTCATGCACAGCGTCAGTCAGACGATCCTTACGCTGCTCACGGTAACGTGCTTCCCAATCTTCATCGATGTTGGGGCGTCCTTCAACAGTCATAGTAAATTCGTAGGGGGTTTGGAGTTTCATTTTAGCACAATCATTCAGTAGGGGCAATACCTTTGACAAAGATGGCATCCACAACACGCTGCAGTCGCTTCTCAGTCTGCTGACCGTAGTTACTAAACACAGGAACAGTAACGAAACCAGTAGATTTGCGATACAGACTGAGCTGACCAGCAGGGATCTTACCAGACTGAATATCAGCGGCATCCTGCTTGTCAAGACGGATCACACGACCGATGGTTTGCGCCATCTCGATCACAGGCAGGTTACGCAGCAGAATACAATGGGTCAGACCAGGAACGTTGATACCCTCAGACAGGATGCTGTAGTGGAACATGATGAACTTACGGCTGGGATCTTTACCCCAGAGGTCAAGAGTGTCAAAGAATTCTTGACGACCAACTTTCTGCTTGTTGATGTAAGCACCGTGCTTGCTGGTGATGTGGAGCACATCATAACCACGAGCAGCAAACTCTGCCATCACGTTGGTGTTAGAGAGCAAACGCCACAGCACACGAGTGTTAGGAGCAGCAACCAGGATCTTCTGGGCACTATCCTCATCGAGTTGCGATACGATGTCAAGCAACACCTCACGGTCATTCTCTGCAGCAAGCAGAGACTTGTTACGCTCAATATCGACAAGGTGAGACTTGATGGTAGGAGGAATGATACTACCGTTAGCTACCAGTTCAGGAGCAGGAATGTTGATCAGTTCCTTACCATACACATCGGTATTGTGCATACTGATGTTGCCACCACGATACTTGGGGGTAGCAGTAAAGTAGTATGCGTTACGAGCAGTCAGACTAGCAGCAGCAACTTCCATGTAAAAGTCACGACGCACAGAGTTGTGTGCCTCATCATAATAGATCAGGTCAACATCAATACCTGCCTCGTTGATACGACGCAGAGAGTTGTAAGTGGTAAAGATAATCTGGTGAGAATTGGCAGCTTTGCAGATGCTATCGTGAATAACAATCTCACGAACTTTGGTGGTGTGGTGGCAATCAACCTCACCGCTGTGAACGTGAAGCACAGTAGCATCAACTTTGCCGTTCAGTTCAGACCAGAACTCTTCATACAGTTGAACTGCCAGCAGGATGCGAGGAGCGCACACTACAACGGTCTGAGGGGTCTGTGCTGCCTGCAGACGGCGCAGACAGTCAAGGATCATCACGAGGGTCTTGCCGCCGCCCGTAGGGCAGGTGACACGACCGATACCAGCAGTCAGCAGGGCATCGAGCATACGCTGCTGGTGGGGGCGGAGGGTCAGGGTCATGCGGTTCGCTGTTGATGAAATAAGTATAGGGCATGAAAAAGGGGGCACAGAGCCCCCTTGTGACAGTTTTTGAAGTGGATCAGAAAGAAACCCTGATCGCTTCTTCTTCACCTTCAATCTGGGGGATCCAGTAGAGTTCCAAAGGAAGAGAATTAACATCGACCTTAGGAAGTTTGAAGCTAAAGAGAGAACCAACATTAAGCATACCCTCAACTTTGGAGATATACCAGTTGATAGTGCTATTCAAAATGTCGTTAATAGCATCGACAATTTCTTGACGCTCAGCCTCAATCTCATGTTCACAAGTTGCTTTACTAGCGCAACTAACACGGACAGTTTCACCCGCCAAAACAGCTTCAAATGCCCACTTCAGAATATCGTTAGCATAACGATATGTGAAACTGTTATCAAGAACTTTATGGCGAGTACGGGCACCATCAACACTAGAGTAGTTGTTCTCACCAAACAACTCGTTTTTCTCGTACCAATCTTTGATCTCAACCTTCGAAGTGTTAAACACTCGCTGAGAAGGTTTCTCGTTGCTGAGGATTTTGTTACGAATGGTGCCGATAGTAGATTTATGCCCCTTTAAAGGGAAGTGCTCATAGATACCAGACACAGAAAACAACTTTTCTAGATTTTTCTTGGTGCGGGGGATACCTTCATCCTCCATAACACGAGAGAGAATCAGAAAATCTGCACTAGAACAGTTTTGAGGGTTGCCACCGTCAGTAGCATTCACAAAAATACCGCTCAAAGTCATAACTGAACTGTCAGAAAGACTATCAAGCAAAGCGTCACCAGTAACCTTACGACGATAACGAGCCACGGGTGCAGTACGCCAATCATTCTCCTTCAAAGCAAGAAGAAGGTGGCGGTGATCGAATTGCTCTTCTTTATCTTCAGAGATAAAGACACTAATAGGCCAAGCACGAGAGAGCCAACGGTAACCAGAAGTAGAGGCAACAAGACCATCAAGTTTGTTTTGGATTACCTCAGACTTACGAGGATAGTTTGCTTCTGTGGGGGTGATCTCACCAACCTGACGAACAGCAAAATCTACATATTCTAGAAGAGGATACGAAGGTCCATCTTCTGGGTCAATCTCAAGATACGAGAGGTTGAAATCTTGCGATTGATCGACTACAACTTTCTTAAACATAATTTTTTGGAAGTAATTGTGCGGTATGCTCAACATCGTTGAGGCATGAGAGTAATATAACAGAGATTTTCGGGTCTGTCAACCCCCTGTGACAGTTTCCTCATCGTCCACTCGATCGACAGATGCGATGTCACACACAGGCACCTCATGTTCGTTAGCAATCAAATACCATGGCATGATTTGACCATGATACTCTGGATGAGCTTGATATTCAGTTGTATATTCACGATCACCAAGATACTTTACTTCTGTATCTGGAATATTGTGATCACGCAACATCGCTTGGAGTTGCAGGTGGATCAACTCAGGTTGTGTGGGGACTTGCATTATAAAACTGGATTGTTTCTAGCAGTTTAGGTTATCTACAAACAGTTGTCAAGTCCACATCGGACCACACGCCCATCCAACTAAAACTTTACGAATACCAGAAGTAACTGGCAAAACTCTATGGCTAATTAATGATGGAAAGACAAGCATATCTCCTTTATTCAATTCCATAGTTTCAGTTACTGGTTTATCTCCATGTAAAGATTGAAATTCAAAGGATCCACCTTCATAATCAGTTCCAACTTGATTTAACATCAAAGTCATCGATAATTTTCTGATGCTGCCATTTTCAAATTGCATCCAATCTGTATGCCAGGTATAGTGTTGATTAGTTTCATAAACAATATACTGAATTGGAACCATGCTATGAATAGAAAATCTCCAGAGAGATTTATTTGCCTTGATTAATTCTGAAAAAATAAAATTATTGACATAATCATCATTCAACACAGATACTCTGCAGTCTCTCACATCATTCTTAAATGATTCTATATTCTCTTCGTGATTTTTAACCTTTCCTTCTTCCCAATTGGATTCTAGTGTATCGATGTATGCACTAATTTTATCAATTGTTCCAGCTGGCAACGATGCTTTTGCCCATATAGTTAATGGATTTGTAGAATTCATTCTTTTTCTTTCAAATCATTCAAATACTCTGAGTATCTTTCCATGTAAAGATCTTCAACTTCTGGTAACGGTGATCCAATTGATACTACAGAAGAGAAAGATACATCAAATTCAGTATCTGCTGATGCTCCCATCCATGCAAGATAATTCACATCAAATTTTGTTTGTCCATTTTCATCTGCATTTGGAATAACAATAATCTTATAGGGAAAATGAAACTTAAATCCTATGATATTATTATCTGTGTCATACGAATGACTAACTTTACAGATTACTTCTTCTCCAGTAATCAACTTAATAATTTTTGTTTCCATAATAATAAATTATAATTTAATCTTTTTTGGGTGCTATTACTAATCCTTCTTTTAATAACATTACTGCAACATCGGCAACAGTTTGATATTGTCTGCCATCAATTACAGTAAAGGGAGCTCCTTTTACCTGTGGATATTCTGCCATAAATTGATCGACAGGAATATCTTGTCCTACGACACATTCATCCCACTCAAGGTTTGCTCTTTTAAGCAAAGTTTTTAAATGAGCACAATAAGAACATCCAGGGGATGTATAAATTTTAATTTTCATAAATTACGCTATCCGCATCTACAACACGACAGTGGAAATAATATTCATCCGAAAGATCTCCCAACTGTTCTCTTGTTGGGAACCAAGATTTAGCATTAATTATAGCAGAATCTGACGTAGAAAATTTAATGATATTATCTTTACCAGTTTTGATGATCAAGGTTAGATCTTCTGGTAAAAATTCTTCGTAATATTCATAAACTCTTTTTTTCAATTCGCTATCTTCACATAGATCTAGTTTTGTGTTTGTAAAGTATACATAGACACAATTATTTTTTTCGGAACTATCGTAAAGAATATCCAGTATATCTAAAGAATTGAAAACTTCAATCATGAGTTATTTTCCTCCATTTCTGCTATTTGCATCAATAAATTATCAACTGCTTCTTCTGACTGATCTTCTGACCATGGACTATTTTTGTTAGGAGCTGTCAGATATTCTCTGTATGCCTTATAGTTTAATGGATTGGCAACAGATTGTCTGAGCATTAGATATTTAACAATTCTTTCCCTGAAGTTATTAATGTAATAACCAGATAATTTAATGTAATGATCTGTAGACTCAAGATATTCTGATTTATCAGGAGAATTATCTTTATAAAATATCATCCAATCAAATGGGGACATGGGGAAACGAACGTCAATAGGTTCATTAAATTCTTCGATCTGTGGAATATTTCGTAACGCCTGTCTATATTTAATCCAAAGAGGTTTATCTTCTTCTGAAACTGGACTGTCTGGTAACATAGTCCAATCCGAATCTTCAAGTAAAAAGTTTCTAACTAGACGAATTCCAAACCAACTAATATTTCTTGTTTCATAATATGCGTCTGATAAATCTTTTTGAAAACTTTCCTTCTCGATGCTATCCATCAGATAGAAAGCTTCTTTCAATTTCTCAAAAATTTTTTTCCCTTCTGCTATGTCAGGGGATTCCATTTCATAATCTTTCCATTCATACTCGTTAGTAGTAAAATTCTTTACGAACTTTCTTCTTTTAGCATGAAAGGCTCCAGTATCGTAGTAATTTAGCTGGATTAATTTGTCCTTATCGGTATCCCAATTAGGATATAGTAACGGACCAATATGTTCCGTCCAATAAGTGTGAGTTATTTCTCTTTCGATTCCCTTATAATTTACAATTTTTTGAATTGAATTCAATTGCAAAATTAGTTTAGGAACATAAGATTCTGTTACGATACTCATGATTTTAGGTTAGAATGCCTTTATCAAGTATTTAGTCAAGGCATATGGTTCCAATAATGGTATGCTTCTAACTGGATCTAATGCTGGTGTTGGATTTAGTGGTGTACCAGCAGTAAGAGTAAACGTCATATCATTTACTTCAATACCAGCAGTATATGGAGAATTTTGTGATCCCTCAATAATATAAACTAGTTCACGATTTTCACTTGAGATTTCACCTGGAGTTGATATAAATCTTTGTTCCGTTGCAAAGTCATAATAATAAAGGAATTCACAAATTCCATAATGATCATTATTACCACCATTATCATTAGATACGTTTGGTGTTATTCTTTTTTGAACTATCTTAAATCTGGTTCCAGGAGCTCTAGCATCTTCTGGTAGATTTAAAGTATAAGTATACCACAGAGTTGCAGTATCTCCAGAACCAGTTCCATCATAATTATTAGCAATATCTGTATCAGAAGGTCTGGGAACTAATATTCCAATAAAATTGGTCTCTGGGAAATTTAGAGTTGAATCTGTATTGTAATACAGAAGCAATTCATCACCGCTATCATCTGGTCTTTCTCCACCGTTAATATTATTTCCTCTGGCACACTTAACTCCAAACTCTTTAACTGTGGTTGTATCTACACCAGTAACAACAATAAATCTTTCGAGTTCTGGACCACCAAACTTAACATATCTAGTATATGCTGTAGAACTACCAGCAACAAGACTAATACCTGTTACAACGCCACTAGAGTTTATGACCGTTGTTGCTTTGGTTCCAGCGCCAGCTCCACCCAAAAATCTAACCGTAGGGGCAGAAACATATCCACTTCCGCCATTTCCAAGAGCAACGCCAGTAATCACCGATCCAGAAACTGTACAAGAAGCAGTTGCTCCAGAACCAGTTTGTTGTCCCTGAGCAAGAATTTGAACAACTGGTGCTTGTGTGGTAGGTAATTTAAATCCACCAGCTGTTCCAATTCCAGTTCCACTACTATAAATTTCTATTCCACTAGATGCCTTTATAACAACATCACCAACTGTTAAATCACTATTTCCACCACTTTCACCCAGTAATTTTTTCGTAACTAGTTTTACATATCCATTTGATGCTTGATCTGATGTTGTAGCATTTGCTACTTCATTCCAAGTAGAAACACCATCAGTTACAAGTCTGTTAAGACTTGATGTAACTCCAGTAGCACCAGTTCCAACAGTAATGGTAACAGAAGAAGCAGCAGATGCTGTTAAAACTGATGATGGAATTTCAAATCTAGTATAAGCACCAGCTCCCCCACCACCAGCTGCTGAAGACCAGAAACTTCTATTTTCACGAACAGTAGCTACAACTCTACCATCAGAGTAGATAGAATTACCACTAGAGACAAGATCAAAATAATTTGTTCTGTAGCTACTCAATCCTCTGGCACCGCCATATCCACCACCGTGACCACCAGCTCCACCACCGCCGCCACCAGGACCACCAGCAGATCCAGCACCATCTCCACCACCTTGAGCGTTTCCAGTTTGAGCGGACGTTCCAACGCCGCCACCGCCGCCACCGCCGCCACCTCCAGTACAACCGTAGTTTCCTCCAGCTCCACCAGCACCAGTAAATAATGATTCGTTTACTCCTTGAACACCATCATTAATAGCATTACCAGTTGCATCGTCTCCACAAGCTCCTTCGCCAGCGCCACCGCCGCCACCGCCGCCTCCAGCGCCTGCAACTAATTGACCAGTAGCAGTAAAGAGAATTGTTGATGCACCACCGCCGCCACCATTTTGTAAGTATCCAGCACCACCAGGACCACCACTTCCAGTTGCATCATAAGTTGATGTGGCAGTTCCCCTACTACTTCTACCACCTTGTCCAGGATAAGCAGTAAAAGATCCACCAATTACACTATTACCATCTGGTCTTACAGATAATCTAAAAAACTTTCCAGGATTTCCTCTGCCAGTTACACAACCACCAGCATTTGTGCTGTATTGTCCAACTCCAGTTGTATATGATCCACCGTAGTTATCGCAGTTAACTCCAGTGGCACCATACATATCAATATATGCAGCTATAACTTTATATTTTGCTGCATCAGCACTTGCCATTTGGAAAGAACCTGTATTTGGATATGCTACAGTTGCAACTTCTCTATCCAATTGAGATGCAACAGCAAGAAATCTTCCTAGACTACCAGAACCATAAAGTCCAGAAGATCCTGGTTGACCTTCCCATGGAGTATTTGTTTGTGTAAATGGTGCTGTTGGAGGTCCAGTATAGATGCCATTCCAGAATTTTCCAGAAGCACCTTGCCCACCAACAGCTTCTGTGGTTTGCTTGCTATTAATGACAGTTATTGCGCTAGCATATGTTCCAGAATAAGTAAGTGCTCCACCGTTTCCTCCAGCACCACCAGACTCCAAATAAGGAGCACTACCAGGAATTACGTTTTCTGGAACTGCACCACCACCTCTACCACCACCAGCAGTAACAACCAAATTAGAACTATTACCTAAAGTTACAACAGTATCTCCACCATTAGCACCAGTTGTTGTCCAAACTCCACCAGATCCGCCTGCACCATATGCTTCAATTTCCAACGCAGTAACTCCAGCGGGAATTGAGAAAGTTTGTGTTCCTGGATTAGCATATATGTAATTAAAAGTTTCATAAATTGGTGTTCCACCAATAGTGACTGTTCTTCCACCAATCACAGAGCTCTCAACAAATGTTTTTGACAAAGGTTGAGCTGTATCAGTCACATCAATAAATCTTCCAGAAGGACCAGATCCATAATAATTTCCGTTTGTCTTAATACTACCAGGACCAGTATCTCCACCCTGCCAATTGTATATGTCATAACTGGAAACGTTATTTCCTGGAATTCTTCTCTTACTCAAAGCATGTGAGTGAGTTAATTTCAAACCATTTGGTGGAGAAAATCCAGCAAGTCTTCCATTTCTATTTCTATAACTTGATAGATATGGATCCTCATTTCCTCCAGATGGGAATCCTTGAATCCCTGGTGCTTCTGAGTGTAGTAAGTAGTGATTATGCTGTGGTACACCATCTAGATCGGAATCTCCAAGAAGGACTTTAACTTGTTGCTGTCCTATGACACTACCTGGAATTGTTCCAATAACATTAGTATATCCAGTTGTTCTTATGTTACCAAGATCAAAATAACCTTTTTGTGTATCCTTAGAAAAATACCAAGATCCACCAGTAGCTCGTACTGCCATCTCAATATTTCCAATTGTTGGAGTACCAGAACCATAAACTGGACCATATCCAACTAATTTTTTGGCGAGAAGATCAGGAACTCTAAAAGTTCCCATCGTTGGATCAGGCCAAAACTCAAAAACATTATCCCTAGTTACATCTGTCCTTGGTGTTCCACCGTAGTCATTTCCAATCACAGAATATAGTAGAGGATAATCACTTATTTTATATTCAGAACCATCACAATAAAGATAACCATAATACTGATAATCTGGATTATTTTCTGGTTGTGCATTTCCAGTTTGAGTGGAATAATAAGTAGCACCATTTAAAGGAGTCTGAGATGGTATAAATTGCGAGTCAAAAGATTTTTTGTTTGGTTTAGTTTTAAGAACATTAATAATACTACCAACAGAAACCATATCAGGACCGACTTCCTGATAATAATGTTTTCTCTTATTTCTATAGATCGGATTCTGTGCTGGCATGGTTATACTAAGTTTTTATTAAATATTCAACAACAATAAATGGTGACGTAGCTACATCTATAGATGCTATAGTAGATGGAGTTAGCTGTAACGTAGTATTTAGATTGTCTGGTTCAATCAAAGTAGCATTAGTGACGATGGAGAAAACTGGAGTTCCTCTAGTAACTTCAATTTTATGATCATGTATTGTTGGATCTCCATCCAAATCAACTTCCTGAACTTCAGAATAAACATTAGTTGCTTGTGGATAAACTTCAGATGATGTAATATAGGAATTAATTGGTAAAACATCATCTAAAGGAAGACCTTTCCAGTCAACTGGAAATTCTGCTGCTGGATATCTAAAAGTTTCTTTCGCTGTTCCAGTATTAGGCCAAGGGCAGCGATCACATACACCAAATCCAAAAGCGCCACAACTACCAGCAAAAGAAGTATAATCGTTGTATCGTGTTCCTTCAATACCAAACCAATTCTGAGTCAGATCATAAGTAACTCCATCTTTCAATAAGCAATAGCATCGCAAATCATCAAAAGAACAACCAGTATTACAGAAGTTGTATCGTTGAATAACTTCTGTTGCAACAACAGCTGGATTTGTATCTTGAACCTCTGATCCAGCAAGGTTTCCAGATGCCATAGCCCAGCAAGCAGGTTGTCCACTACCAGGAGAATTATTATTTGGATCTCTTGCTTTTGTGGCATTCAACCAAGAATTTATATTGATTGTACTGGCAGATTTAAAGTAATTAATTCCAGCTGGAGTGTCATTTAGATTTCCACTTAATGTTGGATCATTTGTAAATCCACCAGATAAACCAATTCTAACAACACCAGCCATGTCGTATGCGTTTGGTACATTAAGAGCCTGAGTTACGGTTCCTTGTTCATCTCCTGCAGGATCAGTTGGGTTTAAAGTTATATTTCCATTCGCATCAGTTCCTCTTGCTCTAACAATTTGTTCTAGTGTAATTCTAAAAGTTCCAGTTCTATACTGCTCTGGTATTGTTAAACTCTGGTCTCTCCAGTTAGCATACTGAGAATCATAGCTACTCAATCCCAATCCAGATTCTTGTCTTGCTGGTAGAAGTGGACCAGAACTTTTTGTTCCATCTGGCCAAATAACATATATGCCTTCACCTGGGTTATTTGGTCTTTCTCCACCATTTGCATCATTACCAACAATAGAAGTAATTGTTATTAGAGTATTTCCATTTGTGTTAGTTAAATCAACAGAATATCTTCTAACTTCTGAAAATGCTCCAGCTCCACCAAAAGCAACATAACCAGATCCATAACCAGGACTAGCGAATCCTCCTGATTCTCCAGTACCACTACCATATCCAACAAATGCTGTACCGTTGTAACTAGGATTTAGCGATGGATCATTAACACTTATAATATTTTCTGGTAGAGGAACAACACCACCAGTAGCTCCACCCTTGTTTAATAATCTAACTCTAGTAGTATTACTAAAGTGCATGTGAGGATGAATCTGAGCATTTTCAACCGCTTCTGGATCCGTTCTAGAATTAGTTCCCCAAGTCCATTTGGGTTTACCTTTTAATGGAATCGTTTGTGCAGGGACAATAAAACTTCCGCTATATGTGACAGTAGCAACAGATCCAACATTAGAAGAAATATCAACACCCATTCCAGATCTTTTAATGAATGTGTTGTTTTTTGTCTGCTCAATTATATTGTTAAAAACTCCAGCATCACCACCAGAAACTGGTCTTGGAAATTTTGATCCTAAATCTGGCACAACAAATTCATCAGTACCAATTGTAATTACAGGATCTCCATTTTGATCTAGTTTTGCAAACTTACATGTTGGTCCAGTACCACAAACTTCTGCAAGTAATGGATAATCTGCAGCTTTATACTTTGATCCATCACATCTTAGATATCCAGCAGGAAGTACTTTTGCATTATCTATATTATTTGGATTATTTGGAGACGCTACTTCAACTGGCCAAACAATGATGCTACCAGTTAGCGTTCCATACTTAGTTCTTTCTCGTGTGTAATGTACTGGCATTAGAAAACCCTAATAATATACACAATATTTTGTGATGGATTAGCAATATTTGCTGTAATATTTAGAGCACCAGTTAAGGTTTCGGCAAGAAGATCACCTTTACTGACATCATTTACTGGATGCGTTGTTGGTCCCTTCAATCCATCTCCCATACTCAATTCAAATGTTCCATGATCATGTGGTCTTAACGTTGCTAAAGAAGGATCTTGAGTAGAAGGAGTATTACTCAAAGTGGTTGGATATGTTCCATCTCTAAAAGTTACTTCTCTCGTTTGACTACCACTTCCTCCTATATTTTTACTCAACTCTACTTCATAGGTATAATTTGATGTTCCCAATCTAGTAATACCGACGACTTGCGTTCCTGGTTCCAAATATGTTCCAGAGAGATCAGAAGTTTTTACTAACATGAATGGTCTAATCTTTGTTTCATCAGTACCAATATCACCACTCACAACAAATTTAGTTGCTTGAGAAACTAATTGCACACTTGTAGAGAAGGCTGGTCTATTTTCTGGATCATCAGAGATTGCAGTTGGTCCAATATATGGAGCTCCTCCAGTACCTGTATTATATCCAAAGTAATTTCTAGTACCAAACATTTCTATAGGTCTTGGAAAATATCCAGTCCATGCTTTCATAGCATGAGTTGTTTTTGCTTTAGCTGTAAAAGTATCAGTAAAAGGACTCAATCCCTCATAAACATAATCCGCTGTGGTAGAAGGTGGAATTTGAGAATAATCATTTTGTGCTGTACTTATAAATTCACTAAATTCGCTAGTTTGAATTAAGGTTGTATCATCATAATATGTTACGAAACCAGTTCCACTACACCACCTAGCATGATCTGCTGGACGTTCTGCTCTAAGCCAACTAATACTTGGACAACCAGCAGCTCCAGATTGACTTCCACCAACTGTGAATGTAGATGGTTCGAACAATTCGGGACCAGGACCACCACCAGTTGCTGAAGTATAATCACCAGGGTGATTGTGAGATGGGGTATGTCCAATACTCAATTTTCTTCCAATAGTATAAACTGTTGTGGTAAAAGTTGGAGGTGTTATTGTAATATTAGTTTCGCCAGTTCCACCAGTTATTTTTCCAACAAAAACGATATCAGATGGTATAGTAAATACAATATTTGTATCAGCGGATATTAAGGTTGGTATTGATTTTGATAATCCATCTTCAACAACTAAAGATTGTCCAGCAGAGTCAACCAGTTGAGTGTAAGCATCTTGTTGTCCAGCATAATATCTAGAATCAAATAGCATCGATGGTTCCAAATCTATCATAAGTCTTCCAACTAGATTTGGAACTTTGACGGTTCCAGTATAATGTGGAAATGTCCCTGCAACTTCAGTTCCTCCATAACTATTGCCAATTATAGAAGTAAAAAGTGGATATCTACTTGCAGGCCACACAGCTCCATCACATAGTTCCCACCCACGAGGAATATTCGATGCTAGATTACCATCGTTACCATCACCCGCCCATGGCATAATTGTGCCAATTTTGGCGGTTTTCATGGTCTTTAATTGACCGTATCTTTGTGCCATAGGATTTAAATTATAGTTCGACTAACCACCAACCACGAAGATTGGAAGGAATTTCTGTAGCATTTGGATCATTTGGAGCATCAGTATTACCAACATATAGAAGACCGAATGCTGCGTTTCTTGTTTGAACAATTAGTTCACCACCGTTATAAGGCGCTGAAAGTAATGTTGTTCCAGTACCAGAAACCAATCTCGATCCAACTGTGTCACCTTGAATTGCAACTGGGTCTGTAGTTGGTGATAGAGCTCTGATTACAAGATTTGTATTGTAGCTAAGATTACCAGTCAATTCAACGAATCTAATAATATCTCCAGTTACAGCGTTAGATGGTAAGTAAAGAACCATGTTACCACCAGTTGATAGATTCAACAAGTAGTTATTATTTGGTTGTAGTGCATTTCCTACTGTTTGTCCAATACCAGTTGGTGATTGAGAAACATAGGTCCATCTTCTACCACCATTAGCAGTAAAGTATTGAGTAATACCAAATGCATCAACGGATCCATCTTGATACATGATGAAGTCTTTTGGACCAGATGCTGCACTACCAGCGGATCCAAGATTATCAATATGTAAAATCTTGGTTGATGGAGATGCAGTATCTCTTACCTCGCCCTTGACATATAGACTAGATCCCATCTCAACAGAACCATCAAGTCTTCTGACTCTGAAGTTTAGATCATTATTACATGATCCATTTTCTTGACATTGTTGGTTATAAACCAACAGATCACCAAAGATATTAGCAAATCCGTTGAGATACATACCAGTCTTGCCAGTATATTCGTCAATAATTGCTCCATCTCCAGAGTGTCCATCATCATTAGCAACGTTGAATACGATGGTAGTTCCATCGCCACCAAACATTCTCAAATTACCACTAGTAATGTTTAGATCACCATGAGTTGTTAGATTTCCACCACCGAAGAATCTATCAAAATTGTTCTCTCCATCCAATCTGACAGACTTAGGAAGTCTTACACCAAATATTGGGTCATTTGCGCCATTAATGCTGTCTGGATAGAAGAATTCATTATCAATTCTGATGATATGCTCATAATCTAGTTTCTCTGGAATGAGGTCTCCGTTTACTAACTTGATTCTAATCTTATTTGGATTAGTATTTGGAGATTCAACAGATACTCTACCAGTAGCAGGAATTGCTTCGGAAAGAGTTGTTGTTCTGAAATCTTTTTGGATTTTAACAACTACTGCTCCAGGTTGCCATGCTTGTGCTGTTGTCGTTTCCTGTGCTCTACCACCAGATGGATATGTACCATTTGAAGAAGTTGGTAGGAAATGAATTCCTGCAGTATCTCCAGTACTTGATATAAATGGATTATCAGTAATTCTGATAATTTCCATCTTAGTTGTTGTTAATGTGGTTCCATCAACAATTGCAACCAGATCTCCCTTGGAGAATCCGCTGATACTTACAACAGGAATATTTGATGTTGATGCTAGAATTGCACCAGTTGCTTGGTTAGCATAAGTTGTTGTAAGTGGACCACCAACCTGAATAGTAAATGGATCTCTACGATAAACATAAACTGGTGTTGTTGTGCTATGGGCAGCAGCGGTTGTTCCCGCAAGAGATCCAATTGCAAATACGGTAGCATAAGTGCTTCCTAAAACAGTATCTCCTGTGCAAACATCAATTTGTGCTGTCGTGTACAATTCATTCTTTAATGTTAGTTTAGTGTTGTCTGCTGTTCCAGCACCACCACATTGACCAGTTAAAGTAAGATTTCCATAGATGAATGTTGATGTATTGATATTACCAGGATCACCAAGAGAAACACTACCAGTAACACTATCGACTTCAAATACAGTTTCTTCTGCTTGTGTATCACAACCATTCTTGATGCTGAACTTCTTAGCGACCTGAGCCAAGAGAGAAGCAATCTTAAATACTTCGCCCTGATCTGCTACACCATCATTATTGCTATCATTTCTATCAATAATTACATAATCATTTGTCGTTAGCTGTCCACCAAATTCCGCCAGATACACATTCTCCTGTGTTCCAGATGCATCAATACCCTGAGTAATCCAAGTTGCATCAAATGCAACGTTTACTTTCCAAACGTTTGTTGTATCTGGGTGATTTGTCTTGATAGCAGTAAATGTACCAAGTGGTTGACGACGAACCTTGAGATAGTATGGTGCTTCTTCTGCGCCCTGTAGTCCATCTTCAGTAATTCTAACAATTTCTGGATGTGTAGAACCAGTAATTGGAGTATCGATAACCATGTAATCGCCAGCCTTGAAGTATGGGGTTGGCTTATACTTCATAGGAATGTAGTATTCTGATCCAGTTAGTGCTGGTAATGTAGCACCTTCAGGTCCAGCTCCAGGAATTGCTGCTTGGAAGTTAGAAACACCAGAATTTCCACCCCACACTCCAGCACCAGCAGTATCAATTCTGTTGAAACCAGCAGTTAGTTCTGCTGGAGTTGGTGCATTCTGATTAACAACGCCAACAACAAATACATTAATGATGTCGATATTAGAGTTATATGTATTTTGTCCAAGAATTCCAGAAGAATGACTGAACGATGTAGATCCTAGTTGTGCTCTATTTCCAACGAAGGAGAAGGAAGCAAAACCTCCACAAAGAGTTACATTTGAATTGAAGCGGGCGGCGGCATCTACAACTAGGTTATTTCTAACTTTAGTTTGTCCACCCTGACCACCAATATTGATCTCAGATGCATTAGTTGCAAAATCAAGAGTTTGAGTGTTGCCAGTAAAGAATTGAACAATACCAGCTTCAGTTCCAACAGAAACAACCATCTCTGGATTGAGTCTATTACCACCCTGAAGTTTGTTAGCACCAAATACTACATCTCCAGCAAAGTTAACTCTTCTTGTTCCAAAGGTTGTATATGAGTTAGAAGAGTTGTTACCGTATGCTCCACCAATTTGAACTTTAGAAATAGCACCAGCAGAATCTGTAATATCTCCAAGGAAGATATTCGAATGATCTGTGTTGTTGCCAATAAAGATAAACTGGTCATCTGTATATGCATCACCAATTTCGATATACGAAACATTATTAGCAAATCTGAGACCCTTAGAATTTGCCTTGCTAAGAACTCCACCAGTGACCGATAGTTGACCAGTAAATTGAGTTGAAGTAGAACCATTTAAGAAGTTAAACGATCCAGTTGTAATACCAGTTCTGACTTCAGCAGTATCAGTTCCACTATCAGTATAGATCTCAACATCACGCTCAAATCTAGCGTCTTCGGTAAATCTTGAATCACCAACAACAACAAGTGCTCTATTGAGTTGTTTATCTGCTACAGTTTCATCGGTATTAATACCAATTCTACCTAGATTATTACCTCTTGATGCTTCAGTAATTGCAACGGTTCTTGTATCAACTCTTAAGGTGCTATAATCAGTTGGAGATAGACTATCACCACCAACTACGAATGCATCAGCAATAGCATTCTTATCACGGTCAGCAAAATTAGTATGCTGTAGATAATTTGTAGTCTTCTTACCGCTGATGTAGGAATTACCAACGACATCAAGGTTTGCACGAGGATCTGTTGTAGCAGCATCAACAAATGCATTTGTATGTGCGCTATGTGGAGAACGAGCAACTGTGTTAATACCTAACTTGTAATTACCAATTGTCTCAGTTTCTGTTCTGATAGCTTCAGCACCAATAACACCAACTTCTTTCCAATTAGCGTTAGAGAACTCAATTATTGGAAGAGGTGTTCCAGCACTAGTTGCCTGAGCAATTAAACCCGCCCAAGACTGCACAAGAGCTGGTCTCTGAGCAAGAATCTGGAAGTAAACATATGGTTTTGATGGAGAGAAAGCATCTCCATTTGGAGAGTAGATAACCCAAGTTAGATTTAGATTTGCATCTGGATAATTCTTAAATCTGATCTGAGAAGCAGAAGTAATACCAATATCTTGACATGGAATAGTTAAACCAGTTACAGAAGATCTGAACGTAACTTTAACTACATTACTGCCATCAAAAATAACATTATCAACAGAATTATTTGCAATTACTTGATAGTAGTTTGCAAAGATCCATCCAAGAGATCCAGACTTACCAACTTCAGATCCCTTCAATAGTATATCACCAGTTGTTGGTAATACACCACCGTAAGTCACAAATTGAGCAGCATTAACTCTTGTTCCACCAGCAGATATTAGAGGTGATTGATTTGGTGTGATATTAGAAGCAACACCAAGAACACTATGAGTTTGGATTAGATATTCCTGACCATTTCCTCTGGAATTGAATGCAAATATCGCAGATTGAATTCTATTCTTACCAAGTTTAATGTCGCCCTTGCTAACTGGTCTGAATGAAGTTCTATCAAGTCCTGCATCTTGCTGTGGTTGAGGAGGAACAGGATCAACAGGAGAAACATTAGAACGAATGATTAATGCATCACGCTCTTGGATCAAATCATTATCCTGTACAGAGATAACAACAGGTGATTCAAAATTAGTTACAAGTGTTCCATCTCCACCAACAACAGTGAAGTTCTCATTAAATGTTACAGGAGTGTCAAATGTAGTGACGAGACCTCCAATTACGTCATTCTCATCACCATCATCGGTTAGACTTGCTTTATCAATAAATGTCTCTTCACCAGTGATAGCATTAATTCTTCTGTTACCAATGTAGAGATCACCCTGAGAGTTAATACCCGTGTAGAAGACGATACCAGCGTCCTGTTTCTTAGCTTGGGCATAGAAGTCCTGATCTGGAGTTAAGACGACTTCCTGACGAGCTGGGAGACCAGTGGAGTAGTTACCAGGACCGAAACCTAGGTATTCAAACGTATGGTTACCAGCACGAGCAATAGATGGTCTACGGAGTTCAACATAGTATCTCTGATCAGAGACTACTGTGCTGCTACCAGAGATTGGAATGATACGATCTTCAGATCCAGAAGTTGCATTACCTTCTTGTGCTTGAATAGAAGCATTTAAGGTCTTGCCGTATTTTACAACTGTTCCACTATATGTGTTACCAGCAAATGCAGACTGCTGAATAAGGTCACCAATTGTTTCTCTAGTTACAGAGTTCTTATAATCGTTAACTGTAACTAAACCATGAGTATAGTTATCAGCAGCAGATGATGTTGCTGGTGGATCGATAAGAGCAGCATAGTAATCCTTCTCTTCGTTAGTTGTTCCGTTCTTCTGGAACCAGAGAGGATCGTTTCTGTAGTTTAGAGGATATAGTCTGCTAACTGGCTGCGAGAACTTAAAGTTCTTGAAGTTGTTAGTTACGCCAGCACCAGTTGGGAATGGTGAAATGTTACCACGTAAGCAGGTTAGGTAGTAGATACCATCTTGCTGACCAGCAATACGACGCTGTAGAGTTTCAGTAGCAAAGATATAGAATGTATCTTCGATGATACCTGCATCTTCTACGCCAGCAACATAGTATTCAATGCCAGCATCATCTTGAATCTTATCACCAGGAGTAATTGTATAAACATTAGATCCATTCTGTCTCCAGTAGTATTCAGGATATCCCTTGCGAATGAGGGTCTTGAGTGGTAGGGATTTACCCATATCCTGATCTTCTAGCATATCAGCGAAGACAGAACCCTGAGTAAATCTTACGTCCGCATACTCACTATATTCTAGTTTTCCTCCACCAATGCCCTTGATGATCAAGTAATGATCACCACCAACGCTATAGTAAGCATGAATAAAGGCAAATCCAGATGAAGCACCAGTGAAGAATACTTTATTAGCAAGAATACTTTGTGTCTTATTTGTTACGAAGTCGCCACCCTGAGGAGCAGTAATCTTCACAGTGGTAAAGATTTCGTTTCTTAATCCAGGGAAGTTTAGAGAATCTACAGTGTGATCGTATACAGTAAGTTCAAGATACTTGATATTTGGATCTAGAACATCTGATACATAACGACCACTCTGAATTGTTGCTTGAATTCCAGAACTGAACTTAGCAAATGCACGGTAATCAATACCCTGATTTGTTAGATCTTTCTTAAATGGATCATAAGCAGCTTCAGTATTCAGGTCATTAGTTTCAAACTGTTCTGCTGTATATCCAATATACTCACCAGCTTGAACTGGGTTTTCAAACCTAGCACCGTATACAGAACCAGAAACTGGTTTCAATAGAATTTTCTGTGGAACTAACTTACGGGTGTCGTCAGTTCTTGTCTTGAGAACAAATCCATTGATAGGATCTCTTGCATTCTCAAGATACTTAGGAATGACGTAACGAACTTTATAGGTTCTATCATTAGCACCTCTAGTGTCATCAAGACGCTCATACCACATATCTGTGGTTCTTGGTCTATCAGAGTAATCATCTTCGTTAATTCTGGTAAAGATATTCTTAGCAATATCGTTAGGAGTTCCACCAGTAACAACATCCTTACACTGGATATACCACTTACCAGTGCTTGACTTAGCATCAGTAAATGATGGGTCAAATCTCATAGGAGATCTACGCTTGTTAGCATAGACATCAAATCTGATACCAGCTTGTCCAGCAAAGAACTGAATTGGATTTACATTATTAATTGCATCAGCATGAGTTTTGTGAATTGTAAATACTCTGTCATTCTGATAACGAGCAAAGAATTCTACTTGAGGATTAATTCTTCCAACATCAGAACTCTGAGGATTTGTTACTGCTACAGTTGGATCACTCTGATATGTCTGAGAAACTAATGGAAGTTGTCCACCTTCAATTTCTCTAAAGAATACTCTTTGTGGTGTTGTAGCAGCAGATGGTCTATCAAAGATGTGTGAAACATCTGTCTCAATACCAGCATTAACTGTATTGGTTAAATTACATCTATAGTTGTGAAGATCATACTTGTCATCTAATACAAACTGGTAGAGGTCAATTTCTACATTTTGATCAATACTTTCAGTCTCAGAAGCATAGATGTAGATACCAGCAGCTGCATTTTCCTTAGATGTAGCAAGCATCAACTTGGTTTGATCACTTCCATCGAAGTAAGTTGTGGTGCTATAATCTGCTGGTTGTGTTCTTCTGCCAGGAGCAATTACATAATATGTTCTATTTGGTTCGAAACCTTTTGGAAGTCTTACAAGTCTCTTGTCAACTTCAACATACTTACCAGTAGTAATATCAAAACGTGGACGTGGAACAAGTCTTACTGGAGTTCCTGTCTCAAAGTTGTGTGCGTTGGTTGAACCATAACCAGTTGTATCAATTGTAAAGACAGTAGCACGAGAAGCAAAGAGAGCAGTATTAACTGTTTGCTCTTGTAGTGCAACAGTTCCAAGACCACTATTAATGATCGTTGTAATGTTACCAATTAAGGTAATGATTGCATTAGCAGTGCTTGCACATTCTCTTTGAGTTGGAGCACTTGGAGTGAATGCAGTTGTGTCTTGGATGACATCAGGATTGATGTTCTCTGGTCCTACAGTTACTCTCTGTGGAAGAATATTTGCCCAAGCACCCTTCTCATAGGTGAAGTATAGTTTTGTGCTTGTGCTTGATTGTAGAGCGTTTACAGTATTACCAGTGGTAAATCTGGAATTTGCAACACCAAGTTCAATTGTCGTATTGCTTACAATTCTCTTTACGAATGTATCCTTTGGAATGTTGGTGTATATTGGAACAGCACCAGCTTGTAGAAGTCCATTTACATAAGGAGTTGGAGTATTTGCATACTCAACAACTCTCATTCCAATTACAATACCACGAGTATCCGATACATTGACAAGAGCAGAACCAGTAGATGTAACACAATTGACGGCAAGCATGTCAAAGTTACGCATCGCTGCAATCGCAAGATCGCCAACGTAGTTCCAAGCATCAATAGTTTCAGTCTTTTCCCCATCGATATAGGTTAGGTTGTTGCCAACATAGTATGCTTCACCAGCTTGGATGGAGTTAACGTTACCACCAAGTCTGAGGTCATTAACAACAGCATCAACGATGTAGGATACGTCACGATAGCACTTAGATTGCTTAGCATTAGCAATGAAATCTCCAGCGTTTACTTGTGGTAGACCTGCAAGAGATCCAGTGCCAACTGCATCAGTAACAATATCAAATAGGTTTTCAATTGTAGAGCGAACGTTGGCACAATCCCACTCACCGTTGCTTAGAGATGGAAGAGTGTTGAGGTTGCCAGCTTGCAGGGCGTCACAAACTATACCAATAAGAGTATCAATCGTTGATAGAACATCAGAACAGTTACCTAGAGCATAGGTTGTTGGTTGTGATGGAGCAACTCTAGTAATGCCAGTTAGGTTACCAACTCCACCATCATTACCAATTGCCTGAATGATGATACCAAGTAGAGTATCTACAGCACCAACTGCAGATCCACACTTAGGTAGTAGTTCATCAGCATCCCAATCATTGACAATTGTAAGATCTTTCTTCTGAGTGAATGTATTACCAGCAGATACAGAAACAGTTTCGTTTCTTAGAACTTGAATTGCAACCTTTTTAACTTCTGTGAAGACCTTAGCAGCTTCATCACGCTCAGCATCAATAAATGTCTGAATTGGTTGTCCGTTGAGTGTATTGGTTACATAGACATTTGCTGCGTCATAAGTCTTGGAGTTACCACCAAACTTGACGTTCCACATTACTGCATCTAGAACATCATAAACGTCATCAAGACAATCTTGCTCAGTGTTTCCAGTCTGTGGAACATAAGAAGGATATGCTGACTTCATGCGTAGGTATGCTTCCTTAGCAATGAACTGCTTGTTATCAAGAACAAGGTTATAAGCATCAGCATGAATGTCAGCAACAAATGCTGGATCTTCTGTGGTATCAAGTGTGAGTGTAAGATCTCTATTGTAGTACTGGTTATTAACAGCACGGTTCATTAGATCAGCAGCTCTCTTAAATGCTGTGATAGAAGGTCCAGTCTCACCAGCAACACCATTTGTGAGTAGGGTTGTTGCGTTGGTGAAGTATTCCTTAGTAGCAGCAATAGTGTATTCGTTACCACCAAACCAGAGGTCTTGTGCTACTGCATCAACGATATGTCCGATATCTCTGCGGCACTTAACTTCTCCAGTTAGGAACGTACCAGCATTTTCTGCAGGAAGGGCGTTTAGGTTACCAGCAGTAACTGCAGTTGTTGCAATAGCAGTAAGAGTAGTGATTGCTGATTGAACGTTAGCACAAGAGTTTACGTTTGTATTGCTGCCAGTAGCAGGATCAGCAGTAAGTGTGAGATCCTTGTAGTAGAGTTGGTTTGTAACTGCTCTACGCATGAACTCAGCAGCTTCATTGAATGCTGCGTTGCTTTGTGCAGTTTCACCAACTAGACCATTGCTAATAGGAGTGTTGCCGTTAAAATATTGCTGAATGAAAGTTCTTGTGTGCTTGTTACCACCAGTGAATACGTCAACAGCGATTGCATCGATGAAGTATCCAACGTCACGACCACACTTTGCCATACCAGCAGGGGCAGAACCCTTGTTGATAGTTTGTGGCATCGAGTTTAAGTTGCCATCATTAATGATTGTGGTGACGATGCCAGATAAAGTATCGATAGCAGAGCGAACGTTAGCACAAGAGTTTGCGTTTGTATTGCTACCAGTTGCAGGATCAGCAGTGATTGTAAGATCCTTAACTGTGAGTTGGTTGGTGATAGCAGACTTCATCAGGGTCTTTGCCTGATTGAATGCATAGATGCTCTCAGTAACTTCACCAACTAGACCGTTGCTGATTGGAGTTGTAGCATTCGTAAAGTATTCAGCAGCAAATTTGTATGAATACTCGTTACCACGAATGAAGAGGTCAAGTGAAATCGCATCAACAAAGTATCCAAGGTCTCTCTTACACTTTGTTTCAGTGGAAGCAACACCAGGATACAGGGTGACCATGTTGGTCCATGCTGTATTGATAATCTCAGTCTTGTTCTGCTGAATTAGACGGTAGCTATCATAGAAGCGAGAATCAGCAGTCGTCTGTGCGTCACCAGGGAAGTAGAAATCAGGATAGTCTACAGCGATCTTAGCAAGTGCTCTATCAGTAATTTCCTTACTGTTACGACGGATTAGACGATAAGAGTCAGCAAAGCGAGATTGTACGTTGCTTTGAGTATCTCCAGGAATGTAGAAATCTGGGTGATAAACAGCAACTTCAGCAAGTGCAGCATCGAGGATGAACTCTCTGTTAGCGAGAATACGATTACGGGCATCCTTATAACGACCCGCTGGATCCTGCTTGTTGGAATCGTCTACAGTTACACCAGCACTATTCAGTCCACCATCGGAACCATAGGAACCGAAGAGATAACCATATGGGTTACCAGGCTTGTTGAATACACTATTAGTATCTGGATCGTGAATATTTGCTTTAACCGTCAATAGGTTAGCAATTGCTTTCTTGCAAAGATCTCTTGCTCTATTGAAAGCAAACACAGCATAGTTTTCTTCACCAACTAGACCATTCTGTAGTGGTGATCCATCACCATTGAAATAGAACTTGGCAGCTTCAATCGTATTGAGGTTACCACCGTCTCTAAGGTCTTCTGCGATAGCATCAACAATAAATCCAATGTCACGCTTACACTTACCATCAGCAACACCTTGGATATTACCAATACCAAATGTTTCAACCATTTGGTTGAATGCTGTATCAACAATCTCTTGACGGTTTGCAAGAATTAGATTGCGAGCATCAAAGTAACGACCAGCAGCAGGATTGAGACCTGGGTTAACATAAGGAATGTTCTGAAGTGCAGGGTACTTCTCAAGAATGTATCCAAAAACTTCTTCTTGGATCATCGTGCGGTTGCTTTCAATTAGATTAGCAGCATCAGCTGTAATATTATTGATTGCAAATCCAGATGGATTTAAGATAGATCCTTTTGCAATATACTTAAGGAAACCAGTTGGTTGAAGTTCTACTTCAAATACTTCGTTACCACCAGGAGTTAGTGATCCTAGTTTAACATACAGTTTATCTCCAGTCTTAGCACCAATTCTAAAACCGTCAATTGTTGCAGCAGGACGCTCAGTTGGAGTGATGATATCATCACTACCTAAGAACAACTTAGTATAGTTGTTTGAATTCTGAATTGTTCCCTGGATATCAACAGTATAGTAAGCAACTTTCTTTGTAGTTGCAGTGCTTTCTAGTGATTTCTTTGGTGGGATGATATCGGTAATATATCCTGCCTTATCTTGGTTAAAGGAGAAACCTTTGAAACCAATAGCATGTAGAGAAGTATTACCGAAGTTGGAGTTAGAGTTGGTGATCGACATGTCACCACCACTTTCCATTAGGAAGTGATCAGCGAAACCAACAGCGAAGATCGAAACGTTCTGAATGAATGCATCTTCAGAAGCACGAACGTGGAAGTTTCTCCACTCATCTTTCCAATAGCTATCACCCTTTGCGTGATAAGGAACGGTAGCAAACGCATCTGCTAGAGATGCTTGGTTCCAAGTGTTTGAATACTCATCGTAACGGATGAATGCTCTATCGTCTTTCTGTAGAGAAACACCAGTGTACTGAGCAATAACCATTGATCTGAAACCAGTGGCTTTCAGACCATTTGCCCAGATACCACAAATACCCCAAGTAGAACGAATTGAAACGTTGAAGACATATGGAGATGCAGATTCAACGCTATCAACCTCAGCAAGAGTTTGTGCGTTTTGTCCAAGTGCTGGTGTAGTATCTACGCTAATTGTTTGACCAGATACGATATTGGTTCCAATAGCACCAACAACAACTGGTACTTCGTAAATAAACTTACGAGGATCATTCGCATCAATCTCTTTGATTGGGAAAAATCCTTCTAGGACATCATCAATTTGAGTGTTTGAAACTGAAACAAACTGACCAGAGAAATAACCGTGATCAACTTTTGTTGTTACTTGAACCTCAGTAGTTGAAGCAGGAATACTAGGATCTGTTGTGGAATCTACAAACTTCAGAGATTCAATAACACGACTGTCAGAAAGAGGACCTACAATTCTGTTCTCTTGAATGTTAAATCCAAATTCACCTGGATCATCAATTGTTGGTTGATATGCAGAGAATGCTTTACCAATCTTTCTATAGAACAGTGATAGCTCTTCAGCATCTGCATATTCAAATACTGTTAGTTTGTGGTGAGAGAAATTAGGTGCTGTCTTTCTAGTAAAGTCTGTTGGATCGTAATAGACTTCACCAGTTCCTTCAGAAGGATTATAAAGTGGAGATTCTGAAGTTGTCTGACCATCTTTAATGGTAAACTGCCAGAAGTAGCAACCACCAGTTACGTTAAAGATTGCAGAACGAGGAACGATTACAGATGCAGGATCTGGAACGTAGAGAGGTCTAATCGTTGTTCTACGAAGGTCATAACCAACAAGTGATGAACCACGAGGGATGATAGCACCACCCTCAGTATTGTTGAACTTGTATAGTACGTTATCTGGATTTGAAATATCAAGGATGCTATTATCAGTCCAAGCATTCAATGCCTGATCAAATCCAAATGTATCGATACCATTGGTATCTACAAGACCTGGGCGGTTATCGATATAGTGAATACCAGGCATCAGCATGATGCTGAACTGGTCAAAACGATCATTATCCTTGCCAGGAAGGTATGAATATCTGGCGATTTCTAGGAAGGCACGTTGGATACTCTTGAATGGAGTGATTGGCGAATTACCTCTGTTTGATAACGCATCTGTTGCGTTAAAATCATCGGGAGAAACATAAAGATACTTACCAGTTTTTGAACTGATAAGGTTATCCAGACGTGTTAATGGCATGATTATACAGACCCTGCGGCGTGACTTATTCCTTCAAGTTATTTATACGGAAGGTTGGTAGTTGTCTCCCTGGATCTGCATTTTGATAATTTCACTTACACACAACCAAATATATCCAAATTGTTCAGACCAAGTACAGTCACCTTTTATTTTATTCATAGTTTTTATTAGAACAACACTCTCTGTAGGATTTGAACCTACGACACCTTGATCCGTAGTCAAGTGCTCTAATCCACTGAGCTAAGAGAGTAGGTTCTGAGAGTAGGATTCGAACCCACGAATAGCGGGACCAAAACCCGCTGCCTTACCACTTGGCGACCTCAGATTACATGGACGCTGACCTGATGGTTACTCTTTCTGCAGAGGGAGGCGTCAGTCTTTTATATCCTAGCAAGCACATTGCTGGAGTCCTACGGAAGATGTTGGATTCGAACCAACGGAAGGATTAATCCTTCGACGGTTTAGCAAACCGTTGCTTTAGACCTCTCAGCCAATCTTCCAAGGTGGAACCGACAAGATTTGAACTTGTGACCGCTCGGTTATCAGCCGAGTGCTCTACCGCTGAGCTACGGTTCCATAGTATTCCTAACGGGATTCGAACCCGTGCTGCCACCTTGAAAGGGTGGTGACCTAACCGCTAGTCGATAGGAACTTGATGCTACAACCGCCAAAGAGGGGCACTCCACAGGCAGCGTAGCAACGACCCTAACGAGATTTGAACTCGTGATACCACCGTGACAGGGTGGCGTGATAACCGCTTCACTATAGGGTCAAATGGGTCTGGTCGGGCTCGAACCGACGACTTACAGGTTAAAAGCCCGCTACTCTACCAACTGAGTTACAGACCCATGAGATTAAATTTTCAAGGTGCTGGTGGATCCCCCACCGATGTATCTACAATAAAATAGGGGGGCGGTTTTGTCAACTGCCCCCCTGATAAATCTTGCTTATGTATCGATTGTTACATATTAGCAAGCAGGAGGGATTTGGCGATATCCTGGCGGCAATCGCTAATCTTAATCTCAATTTGCTTGCTGAAGTTAGACATGATGTTCACCATTGTGTGTATATTTATATGGGCAGGGAGGGATTCGAACCCCCGAAGGCGGAGCCGACGGATTTACAGTCCGTTTCCATTAACCACTCGGACACCTACCCAAACTCCCCCACCTGGACTCGAACCAGGAACATCAAAGTTAACAGCTTTGCGCTCTGCCAATTGAGCTATAGGGGAATGAAAAATCAGGACTGTTGACTGTCCATCATATATTCTACAGTATTTGCTATGTCATTCATAGCATCACGTAGATGTGGTCGTTGTCCGCTTTCTTGGCGAACAATCGGACGATGATCATCTGTAAGAGACCAGCGCCATTGCTTCATTTCAACGCAATACCAGAGATTAATTTTCATGTTTGAAATTTTCCAGTTTGAGCCAATTAAGAAGGGCGTTGATTTCCATTCTTTTTGTTTCACTGATGTCATACTGTTTATTGAAAAGGTAAAAATCTAGCGCCTCGATGGCGAGATCTCGGTCAGGTTTTGAAATGAGAGACATAAGAGTTATAGTAAACTCATGGAGAATAGGAGACTCGAACTCCTGACAGCCTGCTTGCAAAGCAGGTGCTCTACCAACTGAGCTAATTCCCCTAATGGTAGGAGGGGGGAGCATCACCTTAAGCCCCCCTCTTTACTTCACTTGGACACAGAATACTAAGACCAAGGAGAGGTTTTGGTTCCTACGAGCGGGGGTGATCAAGTCCCCGACCTAAGAAAACTTAGGATTTCGAGAAAGAACCGAATATTTCCAGTCCTTTCAAGAGCCCCCGATCTGATTCGAACAGACGACCAGCGGTTTACAAAACCGCTGCTCTACCACTGAGCTACAAGGGCATTCTAACAAATTTGAACGCTCCCCAATCGGAACCCCAAATCTTTTCGTGGGTTTCAGCATGTAGTCCTTTATCAACTACATGGTATTCATCTTTTGTGAGTGTGACTTCATTTTGAACATAGGTTTTTATGCCTTGCCAATCAACCCAACACTCACAAGTAGATGTACCACCCTGGAACATTTCTGGTCCAGTCTGTGTAATAATTATATCGCAACCCTGGCGATATGTCAAGATGTCGTCCGTAATGAGTTCGAGATCTTTACATTCCGCAAAACGTTTAGGATCTTCAATCTCATAATTTTTGAGACGAAATTGCCCCTTCTCAACCTCAACGTCAATTACAAACTGACGATATGGGTTATTTAGAAGATAGTTGTATGCCTGTTCACCATAAAACCGTTTCTCACCAATACGACGATGACTTACACGAATGTGAGCATAACGAGTAGGATGAGACTGTGCTTGATGTTTGTTAGCAAAGGTGCCTTCAAGGTATTCAAGAAACTGGTTCATCTGGCAAAACTTCAGGATTAACTAAGGGCAATTCAAACAAAACTGGGTGGCATTCTTCAGCGATAAGATAGTCAGAATAACGGAAGATATCTTCCATAGTATATTCTTGATTTAGTGCTGCTTCAGCCAAAATCCATTTGTCATGTTTTTCATCTTGATCTAAAAGATCAAATGCGAATGGCATATTTTCAATATAATACATCAACACTGGTTCGTTGTCAACAAAGACATGCTTTCGAGTGATGGTGTACTTAATTGTTGTCATTACATTTGATCTCTCAAAATTTCCTGTTACTATTTACACAGGAATGCCCGTGGTCGGATTCGAACCGACCCTGGAAGGATTTTAAGTCCTCTGTCTCTTCCGCTGGACTACACGGGCGTAGGTGCTCCTTGAGGGGATCGAACCCACCTTAGCCGAATTATGAGTTCGGTGCATTCGCCAGATTGCTAAAGGAGCGAATAGGGATACTGGGAGTTGAACCCAGACTAACCCGTTATAAGCAGGCCGCTCTAACCATTAAGCTATACCCCCATGGGGTTCATATTCGCACTAATAGTTTCGCTTTTAATGCCTGCTTGCGTTTCTTTGCTTGACGTAATGCCTGAGGTTTCAGACTACGCTTCTGCTCTTTATTGGAGTGGTGTTGCCAGTTTGGAAGCGTAGTCATCGTCTCGTCTCGATTACCTAGTAATTATAGCACATACTATGTAGGGCGCACAGGGGGTGTGACAATTTTTGAAGTGGTCTGGGACTTGATGAATGCTTTGAGCTCAGGCGTCTCATCCCATTCCCAAATTTCCTCATGACCTTTGCTGTCGATGCGCTTAAAATTTTTCTTTGTCATTAGTCATCTCCTCTAACTTATCCATTATACCATCAAATGATCCGATATGGTCAATCTCGTTAATCAACTTAGCGATTTGACTGCATACTACTGGTCGTTCTTGCCTAGCAGCAAAAGCGAGAGCATTACGTAAAGAAGCTTCTGCCTCTTTAAGGCTCTCTTGAACTTGTTTTCCTAAAGCCATTACTTACCCGAACCGTGAACAGAGTTATCCTACTCGTTTTCTGAGGTTCTGTCAATCCCTTTGGCGCCAGTCTTCGGGTTTGTCTCTGCCATCTGTGAAGAAATCAACAATTTCATCTACAGAATTGAAACGAGCAATACCTTTTGCTTCGTGACCAATCCCACCAATATCAAGTTGGTTTAAGAAGTCATCCATATCTCCCTCAACCATGTCAGGATTTTCTGCTTTTCTTCTTGCTTGACGGAGAATTGTTGCTGCTGATCTATTGGATTTTGCTAACTTTTCTGCCCATATCATATCTTCCAAACTCACTCCTTCTTGTGCTATAATCTTGTCACAGATCGCTTCTAAGCGAAGACGATATTGGGTAGATAGCATAAAAACCCCTTCACTACTGGTATATTTAGTTGAGAAGAATTAAAGCACCTTGAATAGCAACATTTGCAGTAGCAGTGATGTTAACATTAGCTCCAGAGATAATATCAATACTTCCAGCACCAGAACTGATTAGAATATCTCCAGTAGTAGATGCAAGATCAATACCAGTAACGCTATAACCATAAAATCCACCAGTTGTTGCAGCAAATGTGATATCTTCTGTAGCAGCAGTAAATCTAATACCACCAAGAAGGGTGCTAACCTGATATGTTTCGGATCTATCTTTAATTAGTGGAGGAACTGGTTTTCCACCAGCAATAACTTGTTGAGACGCCCCACCAACCCACTGCTGATAATCCCCAAGTATCTTCCAATTTACATGCCCAGGTGATATCCAATTGACAGAAGCACGAGGATCAAATTGTAGATTAGTAGTCTCGGATGCTCCAAAGGTCATCTTTTGACCTGTCACAACTTCCTTATCATTGGTAGTTGTTTTTTCTACACTTCCAGCATATAATTCAATAGTACCAGCACCATTGTTAGCTTGAATTTTTACTGTCTGTCCTGCTATAATTAATTCTTCAGCAGCGGATATAATAATTTTTTGTGCGTAAATATGCCTCTCACTTCCAGTAGCACTTTCAACAACATCACCATAAGCAATGATATTCAGCGCCTGACCTTCACCATCTGTTCCTGCGCTGTATTCAATATCTGTTCTTTCAAGATGCTGTTGCTGCTGACCATGGGTTCTAATTGCTAATTTTCCACTGCCAGCGCCAATCTCTGGATCATGTATTCCAGTTACGATTTTAATGCTTCCAGTATTATCAAATGTGATAAATCCATCACTAGGTCCATCAATGCGTAGAGCACAAGTCTGACCATCAGGAAACATTCTTTCATAGATCTCTGACCTAGTTAAAGCACCTTTGTACCAAGTATTGTATCTTGGTGCTTTATCTAGCTGTTGAGTTTCGTCTGGTGTGGTTGGTTTTGCTGGACCATTTGCGTATAAGGTATCATATACTCTTTTACTGGCAGCATAAGAATATTTTGTCATGGGCAATCAACGTAACGTCCAGTTCCAATCTTAGTAGAACCAATAGTAGATAGTGCTTCTGTATCTAGGCAAGCAAGAGATGGAAGAAGTTTTGCTCCATATCCACCGCCACCTACAACAATAATCTCAGGGAATTCGTCAAATGTTCTTTGTCTATCTAAAATTCTTGCTCCAATTACGAAACCATTATCGTCAATCAATGCTTCAGCAACTCCAAGTTCCCCATTAATGTAAAGATCTGGAATTTCAGTATATCCAATTCCTGGTCTAATAACAGTAAAGGCATCAATAATACAACGAACATCATTATCAGTTGCTAGATTTTTCTTGTAACCATATCCACTAGATTTTACACGTATTTCTGTGAGGAAACCATCTTGATCTAATAGTGCTGTAGCAGTGGCTCCAATTCCAGATCCACCAACAAACACATATGGTGGTTCTGCCCATGGAGAACCAGGATTGTCAATAGGTATCTCAATAATTCCACCATTACCATCTGTTATAATCTTAGATGGAATTACAGTTGGTGGCTTAAATCCAGAGAAGACAGTATCCAAACTGTCGCCAATTGATATATCGTAATCATCAAGATTTGCTCCTTCTCCATCATCAGGAACAATCAGAACACTTACAGCAGCTCCTGTGCCGTTGATTGTAAATGTTAATGTTTCTGTATCCTCTGGTGTATTATCTTCTTCAATTCCAACTGTCACAAAAGCGGCATTATTGTTTACAACAAAACTTCCTGTAAGTTTGTTGCCAATAATATCTGCTGGTGTTATTCCATTGCCAGATAACGTATAATAACCAATCGTACCATTTTTCACATTCGTTGTGCTGATAGTATAGATGACAAATTCACCTTCCCTTACAGTGCTTCTATCAGAAGTAACTCTGTACGATGGCGTCAGTTCACTATTTGATTGGGAAGGATCTTTAGTACCAGGACCATCATCCAATACATCAACTTGATCTGGCGGAAATACATTTGGTAGTGTCCCAAAAGGATTTACATCCTTTGGAGTATATGGATTTCCTGGTTCTAAAATATTTCTCTCTACAATACGACATCTTCCAATATTTTTAGAGAAATTTGTTTTTACTCCGCCAGATGGAGTTGGAGTATTTAATGAGAGAAATACGAAGAAATCTTCATCTCCCTCTGATTGAACATTGTAGAATGTTTTAACTTTGATTTGCTTTTGTGTTTCATTTGGAGCAAATCCGAGAATTCCCTCGTCGGAATAATAATCTACGCCTGGTGTAGCAGTTCCTTTCTTTAGAGTTTTATAATTTACAGAAGAGGCAACTTCGGTATATCCAGATCTGGATACTGTAAATGTAGCTTCGTCTCCTTCTTCTACATCAATATCATCAATTGTGTAGATAATCTTGAGTGCTTCCGTTGTTGATCCACTGCCAGTTGGTATGGGAACACCACCAGTAAATCCAATCGTCGTGATTGCTAAAGGACCACCAGAATATGCCTCAGCACATGTATATTGTGTATAATCTGCACCAGTTGCTGGGAATAAGTTGTCAATACTTGATAATAAGTTATCCAAGAAGTCTTCGTCGTTTTCTCCTTCCTTCTTACTACCATCAACACAAACACTCTTATATTTGGCGCATGTTTGATCAGGACCTGAGCAAGAAATGCCAAGAAGATTTAGAACGAAACTAATTGCTCCACCAATAATATCCAGAGGTCCAGAAATTGCTTGTAAAACCTCTTGTAGAGGTCCCAAGACAGCATCTAGAAGTTCATTCATCAATGAGTTAATCTTTGAAAGAATGCCATTTACAAGAGTATCAATCTGACAAGCAACAGATCTGTAGATTTGATTAACAAGATCCATTAGAACGTTTGTCAACCACTCAGCCAAACGATCTCCAAGATCTGCCATTCTACAACCGAGATCTTTGAGGAGATTATTGAACCATTGAGTTACTGGTGTTAGGACATTTCCTTCCTCTGATGGATAGATTAACGCCTTAATTAAATCGTTGACTGCTGCCTTTAATTTGTCAATAATAAATCCTTTAACCTTAGCGATGAAATGACGAATTACTGTCAAAAACTTATTGACATATCTTCTTACAATATTGACACTACTATAAACTGCTCCTGTTGATTTATTGACCAGATAAGATCCTAAGTTTCCACCATTGTTTTTGATTTCATTAAACAACTCGCTTAATATGCTAGTTGCTTTTGTTTTCATGTCTTCTTTAGAGCACTTCTCTGCTACTGTCTGACACCAATTTTCTCTGTTTATACCATCTTCTTTTCTTGTACTGACAGGAACTCTTGGTTTTCCATCTTTTCCTGTTGTGCCATCTGGCATTCCACCAGTGCTTTTGTTTGTTTCTTCTGATTGTCCGCCTTGTGGATTTTCTGGAGCTGGTTGTCCATCAGTTGCTGGATTTACAGTTGATGGAATAGCGGTTGTAAATGGTAGATCATCTGGTCTAGCATTTTTAACGATTGTTGTAGCACCAGGAGTTTGACCAATTGATCCAATAATCAATGGTTTTTGTTTTTCTGGATCTAAGTAAAATCCAACAACCCAGCATCCAGGTTTTAACTGTGAATTTGCTCCACCTTCATTTCCTGGCATGAAAGGAACTGTCACGGGCATCATGACATTTGCCCATGGCAGATCTTTAGTATCAAGCAACTCTTTACTCTGGGGATGCTCACCAACAATTCTTACCTTGTAGCGAGTTCCCCCTTTGTTGTTTGGTTCATCAGCGGCAGTTCCTTCTACTTGACCTACCCACCAATTAAACCCATCGTTGCCAATCCTCTGTGTTGGGATGAGTTGAGATAATAATTGATCCATATTACTCAATCATCATATACTCTACATTCTAAAGCACCTGGATTGCTATCACAGAAAAGTTCTAGTGATGTTGGATCACGATCATCATTTGGATGACGCTCTTTGTATGCTTCTAGAGCGGTAAGTTCTTCTTGTGTATGCCTGCGAGCTTGTGGGGATGTCTGTGGATCATCAAGAATTTTCTTATCTTGTTGAATATGTACGTCAATGTTTTCCATTTTAGTTTCCTCCTGTTACATTATTTAGTGCCGTGATAAGAGATGCGATCTTTTGCACCATGAGTATCTCTAGAAAGACGAAGAGTTGTTGTAAATCTACCATTTGATCCAACTAGAGTATCATATGAATGTGTTACTTCCATGATTAGATATACACCACTATATTCTGGATCAAATGGATCATCTTTAGCAAATTTGCTTGGTTGTTTATTTGTGATACGAATATCTATTTTATCACCAGCACAGATTTGAGAATTTCCTGGTATAACAATTGTAACACTTTGATTTGATAATGTCTCATATCTAGCTTTTGATTGAGCAGCATATTCTAAATGTCTATCAGAATATTGAGATGGATTTGTTGCTCCATCCTTTTCGTAGGGAGATGCTGGTTTATCTTCGTTGTACCAAGTTTCATGATCCAACAGCATGGACATGATTTTAGTTGGATAATCTGCTAGTGTTTTATTAGCAGATAATCTTACTGTTGATGGTTCTTCCTGACTACCCAAATGCTTCATATCATCAAAAGCATTCTTCATATTGTAAACGTACTCATCATATTGACCAGTAGAATGGTTAAAAAAGCACATTTTAGTAGAATACTTACCAAATCTCAATCCAGATATTAGATCCACTTCCGAATTAAAAGTAATTTCACTAATTGTAAATCTATCATCTGCTCCATCATCTCGATTTAGTATTTTTTCTACATATGGACCCCATGTTTGAACATTATACTCGGCAGATGGAGTATCAGAACAAAGAGTATCAACAGAATAAAAATTAAATCCTCTCTTATTTTCCCAGAAGAAAAATCCAGCACTTCCACCCACAGTTTGTTCCTGACCTTCGGTTGCCGTAGAACTTTTTTTAGATGAAGTTGGAGTGGAAACGCTCTTTTGTGATGATGGCACAGATTTTGGCATCAACATTGCTGCGATATCAAAAACTCTTTTTCTAGAAGCGATTAACTTTGTTTCAAATAAACATGGTTCTGTATTAAATTGCTTTCCTGTCTTTAAGTATTCTTTCAAGAGTTTTGCGATAATTTCATCTGGTTTTCCATTTAATGGGACCTCAACTCTTACACATTCATTGTTTAATGCCTCTTCGGAAATTAATCCTAGTGTATAAGATTGATCTTGATTTTTTACATATCTATTTCCAATCTTCCATACACGCAATGAATATTCTTCACCAGACTGATTGGTATTGGTTTGTATCTTTATCTTTACTATTTCACCACCTTGTATGGGCATAGAGTTGATAAGACCACCACTATCAACAACCGCCATCGTTCCCATCAGAAAAGCAAAATTTGTGCTTTCAACATAATTAAAAACCTGAACGAGATTTTTAATGTCAAAGGACTTCTTTCCGTCAGCAGATGTTATGCTGATGGATGATATTTTAAAATCTGTCGTAGATTGAAATTCTGCCATGATATTACGATACTCTTAGTGCTAGAGCAGCCAGTCCCATAGAACTGGATCCACCCGATGGTCCTGCCGATGCTACTTGAGCGCCACCGCCACCATTATTATTAATAATTGTTGTGTTTCCTACTGTATCTGCTTTGGTTCTTCTTCTTTGTGTCATAGCATCCTCTGTAGATGCTTGTGACAACTGTTGTCCAGCAGGAGTTGGTTGACGGGCACTGCCCATCAAATCTGCTTTTGTCCTTGCCCCTGTTTGTGCTGCTGTTGGAGATCCTTGTGCTGGTTTTGGTTTTGGTTTTGGTTTAGTTGCTTCTAAAAATTCTTTCGCTTTAGACTTTGGAGCCTGAACATGAACATGGTGATCATGTCCTCCACTTGGATCTTCTCCTCTACCATGAATAGTTTCATATCCTCTTGCTCTCCAAAAATTAATTACAAATTCAGCTTGTTCTCTGTTAGCAATAGGAACGTCAAATCCATATCCTTTTTTATGCGCTTCTCCTCTGTGAACATCCTGATAACTTTTATCATCAGCCAGTGGATTGATGCTAGATCCACCAGAAGCTCCTCTAAGTTCTCTAATTGCTAGATTAAAAGACGCATCTGTAGCAACTCTATTTCCACTAACCTTAAATTTAGTTCTAGCTTGTCTAAAAGCAAGAATATCTTTTTCTAATTTTGATCCGCCACCAGCTCCCATAGTACTACCAAAATCTTTAATAGCAGCAAGTTTAGCAGCATTGTTCATTCTATTTTCATATCCTGCCGATCCTGCTTTTTCTCCAGATCTTTCAAATCTAGTCAAGAATAGATCAGCAGCTTCTCTAGAAGTCTTTGCTCCTTTAAGAGTTTTTAAACTCAAACCACCAGAACCAGTTCGCATCTCTTCCATGATCCATTGGAGTTGTGCTTCTCTGCTATTAACATCCAATTTATTTGTCTTAGCCCATTTTTCAAAATTGCCCCATCTATTAGCATCCCACTGAGCAATTCCACGATGTCCAGAAGCATTTTTTGCCTTTGGATCAATAGCAGCAGTTGATTCCTGCATCAAGTTACCAACAATTCCAGCTGCCTGATCTTTCGTTAAACCTTGGCTCATGAAATAATTCATTGCCTGAGCTTGTCCGCTAGATCCACTAAAATCTCCACCTCCAGTAAGATAATCTGCTGGATTTCCTGTTGCTGCAGCCGCACTTCCACCAGTTAAAGCACTGAATAATCCACCCATAAAACCTTTAATTTTTCCCCAAACATCAGCAAGACCTTTTCCCATTTTTTCGAAACCACCCTCATTTTCATAATATTGCCTCAATCCTTGAGATTGAATTCTCGCAAAATCTCTACTATTTGCTTTTTGAGCATCAATCATTCCTTCACCAAACAATCTAAACATTTGTTTGGATTTTGCTTTATCTCCACCAACTAAACCACCTTCAGCATACCCTCTACCTCCAGTTGGTTTATTCGATCCTCCACCCATGGCATTCATTGCCAACAACGTGCTTCTTCCCCAAGTATTACCAGCGGCATTACTCATCACCACTTCACCTTCATCGGCACGAATTGGCACATCATCAATAACGCTTCTATTACCACCAGTTACCAATCCACCACTAGCATATCCTTTTCCTTGACCACCAGTTAAATCTCTAGCAACATCAGCTGCTAGAAATCCCCATCCAATTGGTCCTGGAATAGCAGATCCTGCTGATAAAGCAGCACCTAAGATATCTCCCCTACTTAGTGCTTCACCCGCTAAACCGAGACCGATTGCTGTTTGAGCACCTGGGATCATTCTTGCTGCTGTTTTTCCTCCCATTTTCATTAATGCCTTGGCGCCACCTTTACCAGCAACTGCTGCTCCTGCCCTAGGTAATGCCCTAGCAACGCCCCTGGCGCCAACACCAGGAGCAGCTTTACCAATAATCTTTCCAGCGGCACCCAGAGCAGTTCCTAGTCCTAATCCACCGCCTCCACCGCCACGATTGCCGCCAGTAAGTGATCCCAAACCACCAGTTGGTGTGATAAAACCAGAATTATCAGATCCTGCTTCTAACGCCTTTTCTTCATCTCTTGCTAAAGATCTATTCGCTATCTTTTCTGCCGATGCTTTTGCATTTTGAGCAATTTGCTTATCTGCTGCTGTCTGTGCTTTTACAGCGTCAACTAGAGAACCAACTACATTTGTGAGATTTTCTACAGATCCTACAACTGCCGCATCACCTTTCGTTACTAGTGAAGCACTTGAAATACCTGAAGCTCCAGCAGATGCTACACTCGCAGTAGCATTCATTTGTGCTTTTGATTTCTTTAAATATTCTTTTCTCTCTTCTGAAGTTAAGTATCTCCCAGTTTGTGGATCTACTCCAGTTTGTGCTGCTTTAAAAAACGCTTCACTATCTAATTTTTTTGGAGCAGCAGAAATGCCAGGAATATTTGTAAAAGTTCCGCCTTTTGTTGGTGATACACCACCTGGACCTCCAGGTGATAATGATGGAATTCCAGATTTTAGAAAACCAGCAACAGCAGACTGGTTTAGCATTTTTAGTGCTGGTGGTTGATTTGAACTACCGATATCAGTAACTCTTACTGCCTTTAATCCTTCATCAACAATTCCACCTTTTTGTGTTGTTGCTAAAGATCCACCTTTTTCTTCTGGTCCACCTTGCTTTTTTGGAAGAAGTTCTTTTATTCTTTTATATAAATTATAAAGATCCCTTGGATTTTGCCAAAATCTGTCTCCAGATACTGATTGTGGTGTAAGAAAACCGTGTGCCATTAGCTTTACGCTGCTCGTTCTTGTTCTTGTCTAACTTGTTCCAAGTATTGCATTAAAAGAGTAGTATAAACTTGTCTCTCCCAAGGCATCATATTTTCAATCTCGATCAAGCTATATTTATGGTGCTGCATCAAGGCAAAGTTGGTTTTATAATACCCTTCCAAACTATTATGGAAGAGTGCTATCCGAAAAAATTTGTTAGTCCCGAAATAGTGTATTCTGACACAACTCCAGTTGTGGGATTTTTGATAGAAAACGTATGTTCTAGTCTTGGAGTATCGTTGAAAAACTGCTGAACTTTCTCAAATTGTTGATTTGTGAAGCCTTCAACAAAATCTACAAATTCCTTTTTGCTTGTCGTTGAACTATCATAGACTTCTTCACCATCATAAATCTGATCAATACAAGAAGCGATATTTTCAATTACACCATCAGCAGTTACTGAAGTACCTAAAATAGAATTTTTCACAAAATCATCAAATGCTGGGTATTTCATAATTACACCCATTTTATCAGTCAATTCAATTTTATTAGAATGTCCTTCTGGTTTTGTTACCTTTACTTCAAGCAAATTGAGATTATATTTCACCACTGTTTCTTCATCATCTCTACAAGTGATATTCATCTCAACGACTTCACCAACAGAAACAGCACGAATTTGAAGAAAAATGTATTCCAGATCAAATGATGCTAATTCTTCGATTTTGACGCCTTTTGTTTGGATACATCCTTTCAATAAAGTCTTCAAAGCATCTTCTACTTGCTTTTCATCATTTGTCTCTAGTGCCAGCAAAAGTAGTTTCTCTTCTTTTACTACAAATGGGCGATATTTGATTTTTTTGCCAGATGAAGGGATTTCCAACTCATACGTTGGAAGAACAACTTGTGGTAATGCCATTATGTTTAGACCAGATCATATGTATATTTAGTTCGTCTTTTTTAACGATTTTTTGGCGGAAAATTTTTTTCCAATTTCATGTAATTGAAAAATCAATTTTGTTTTCCAGGAACAACCCTCTGTTCAACTTGTCTTCTCTGCGTTGGATTGTACATTCCACCAAGAGTTCCAGCAACAGATGTAATATTATTTGGAACAGTATAATGTCTTGAATATGAGAATTGAGCTGATACCTTTGTTATCTGAGAGTTGCCATATGATAGTGGTATGGCGTCAATAGCATATGGATACGCATTTTCTAGAACATATGTAATTGGAGCTCTTTGATTTGCTGCGTATGGTCCTTGCTCCGTTTTACTGATCAACATAGTACAAGCATATTCATTTCTATACTTGAGACGCACTGCTCTATTTTCTGGTCGTATACTTGTCGTTGCTAAAGATTGTAATTGCGCTAAAGATTTATTATTTTGCTGATCCTGCCATTCTTGAACAGTTCCTAACTTACCATCGCCACTAAAAATAAAATCCAACCACTTATTTAAAAATTTTAGTGCTGATAGATTAGCATCCAACATAAATCCAAGTTGTATCTCAGTATACACTCGTGTATGTGGATACTGGACAGTGCCACTGCCAACATACAATCCATTAACGGATCCCTGGGCAGTATTACTATTGGGCAATTGTGCCTCATCACAAAATAATGAGACGATTGTATCTAACTCATTAAAAGTAACTTTTGGATTAATGAACTTAACCTCAAAGTTATTACTGTATGACATTCCGCCATACTTAGCAATAGTATTGATGAAGTTATTTACTGACACGCTAAATACCTATGTTGGTACAACTATATTTATGGCATACTCTGGGTTATACAAACCTGTAAATCCTAGTAAGTATCGTGGAAATCCAACTCGTGTTATCTATAGGTCGCTATGGGAACGAAAGTTCATGGTGTTCTGTGATAACAACCCCTCGATAATGGAGTGGGGAAGCGAAGAGGTAATCATCCCATATCGTGCTCCCGATGGAAAAGTGAGACGATACTATCCAGATTTTTATATTAAAGTTCGTGAAAAAACTGGAGCGATAAGCAAATATATTATCGAGATCAAACCCAAAAGACAAACACAACCCCCGAATGAAAAAAATAAACGTACTACTGCCTATCGTAATGCAGTTTTAACATTCGCAAAGAACCAAGCTAAATGGTCCGCTGCTCGTGAGTATTGTGAAGACAGGCAGATGAACTTCTTGATACTCACCGAAGACCATTTAGGAGTATAACAATGGCACAAGGATTCTCAGAAATTCAAAAAAACAAAGTTAATAAAGAACCAGGATACAAAACACTCTTTGAAAGAGTAACAACAGCAACTGGTGGAGAAAAGAAAAGTTATAGTTGGTATCTTTCTGCTGTCAAATCAGAAGCAGGAAAATACAAGAAAAATTTTGATAAGTATGTATTAGATGAGAAAGGTGACAAGGGAGGAATTGCCAAGCAGCAAGACCAGAACGAGTTGAGAAAGTATGTCGTCGAAGGTCACCTTTACATGTATGAGTACAAGGCAAAAATGAAATGGTTGCCTTATTATGATCGATTTCCTCTTGTTTATGTAATCAAATCTTCAAAAGAAGAATTCTGGGGTGCTAACTTACACTACCTTCCCATTAAAAAAAGAATACTTTGTGTGAAGAAGTTAATGGAAGGTAAAATTGACATACCCAAGGTATGTTTCCATAAATACATACACAATCATGTCCAGGGACTGTATATTGATCTTGCCTCTGCTGAATGGGATACTGCCATTCTTCTGCCAACAGAAGATTTTGTCAAAGATGTGAATGGCATCAAGTTTCCAATCAACAAAGAAGAAGTATGGAGGGAAACGCTTGACAAATACTATGACAAACTTACTGGTCACGTAGTTATCAAAGGATACGGAACAAAACAAAGTAGAGAGATGAGCAAGTAATGGCTGGCACACCAGGAGCAAATCCAAATCCCCCAGGAACTGGGGGATCTAAAACAAAAAGCGAAACAATTGGAACTAATCCTGGCGGTATTTCCAAACCAGCTGGCGTAGCAAATGCTGAAAGTAATGCCAATTCAAAAAAAGATCAAGAAAAAATTACTATATCTGGTCCAAAAGCATCTGGCATAAACGCATCAACAGCTAGTAAAACAACATTACGTTATCCAAGTGAACCAGGAATAGGCGCAGAAACTGATTATGTAGTTTTTGAATTTTTTGAATACAATCCTCCTTTTAAAAATGATGGCAGCACTTCTGCTTTTGGATTAGAATCTTTAGCAAAGTATAACTCTTCCGTTGAGCAATATAATTCAACTGGTTTAGGATCAGTTATTCTATACATGCCAGAAGATATATCAACTGGTTTCAAGGCAAACTGGACTGGTAAAAACTTCAGTAATATTGGTGCTGGAATTTTGAGAACTGTTGGTGGTGAAGGTATGATGGCAAAACTCAAAAGTTTTGGAGAAACTGCAAATGAAGGTTTGGATAGATTTACAACAATCGCTGGAGCTCAATTAATATCAGCAGCAATTGGCAAAATTACTGGCGAAAGTGTTTCTTTAGATGATATTTTTTCAAGTACTCGTGGAGTAATTCTCAATCCAAATACAGAGTTATTATTTACTGGATTGGATCTGAGAAATTTTACACTATCGTATAAATTAGTTCCAAGAAGTGAAGGCGAAGCTAATCAAATAGAGGAAATTATTACAACATTTAAAAAAGCAATGCTTCCCTATGCTAATTCTGGAGCAGAAGCTTTGAAAGAATCATTTGATAGTATAGGTTATCAATCTGGATTTATTAAAGTCCCCGACTTAGTAAAAGTTACATTCATGAGAGGTTCGGACTTAAATAAGAATGTACCACAGTATAAAATGTGTGCCCTTACTCAGGTTGATGTAAATTATACTCCAGATGGAGCATATTCCACAACAAGAGATGGTCGCATGGTTGCTTATCAAATGAGTTTAAACTTCCAAGAAACAAAACTCATCTTCAGAGAAGACGTAGACGCAGGATACTAAAATGTTTTTTTCAATCGTTCCCAATATCTCATACGATGAGAAACCAATCAGTTATCCTTTCTCTGAAGCAGACTTCATTACTGCTAAGAACTTCTTTCGTAGATACAAAGTTAATGATGAAGTATTCTCTTACGTTGTATTCTTCACAAAATATACAATCAACGATGGTGAAAGACCAGATACATTAGCAGACAAACTATATGGCAATCCATTCTATGATTGGGTTATCTTACTAACAAACAACATGGTCAATGCTCAGTACGACTGGCCAATGACTAATTATGAATTGTCCAAGGTAGTAGAAAAAGAATTCAGCGACCCATATGGCACCATTCATCACTACGAAACTTATGAATATGGTCCATATCCTGATGGATTGCATGTAGATCAAGCATTCTACAACAAAACACATAAACTAAACGTAAATGGTCAAATTGTAACTAAATCTGGAAACGAATTGTGTAGACCAGTTACAATCATTGAGCATTACACAGCAGAGAATGAGAAAAAAAGAAAGGTATATCTTCTAAAACCAAGATATCTACAGTCATTTGTAGATGATTTCAGAAAGCAAAATCTCTACAAGAAGTCTGGTAACTATGTTACTCAGCAGCTAAAGAAAACTGGTTGAACTTTTTAGACAAAAAAATTGGCGGAAAATTTTTTTCCCGCCAACGAAAATCAGGTTTCTATTTTGAAATCAGTCTTCTTCAGCAAGGCGAGCGAAGTAACTGAGAGCATCGTCATCATCCACGACTGCTTCTTCCTTCACAGGAGTAGGAACAGCAGTAACACGAGATCGGAATGAAGATGCAGGTGCTTCAGCAACTGGTTCGAAGTCTTCCTCATCTTCACTGTAGGAAGGACGAGCAGGACGGGAAGTAACACCAAGCACAAGGTTCAGTCGTGCTTCTAGTTCTTCGTAGGTCTTGAAGTTATCAGCAGCAGTGAAAGCTGCGAGCGAGTATTCACTCTTCCAGATCTTCTCAAGTGCAGTATCATCTGCAGAGAGAGCAGAGACACTATCGAACTCAGAACTATCGTAGTTCCAGTAACCAGCAACCTTCTTGATCTTCAGTTTGAAGTTAGCACCTTCCCAAAGATCAAACACATTTACAGGGGTTTCATCTTGGAACTCAGGTTGCATAGCAGTCAGGATCTTATCATGGATCTTCTTGCCATACTTATAGAGGAACACCTTACCCTCGTTGTCAGGGTTCTTAGGATCCTTCACAACATAGACGTTGCTGTAGTAAGAGAGCTTACGCTTTTGCTTACGGGCAGTCTCTTTATCATCATCACCACCGCTGTTCCACAGACGACGGTTGACTTCACCAACGGGATCTTTCTCGTTAAGAGTAGTCAGGGAGTTTTCAATATACCATCCACCAGGACCTTGGAAGGCGTGGGAATAGACTTTCGCCCACGGCACAGTCTCCCCTTCAGGAGCAGGCAGAAAACGGATCACGGCATAACCATTACCAGCAGCATCAACTTCTGGTTTCCAGAAACGTTCATCAACGTTTTTACCACTGGCAGACTTCTCAAGTTCCTTCTGGAGGAACTCAAAGTTGTTCTGGGATTTGCGCTTAAGATCAGCAAAGGACATAGGATTACCTCGGATTTGTTTGGATTTGGTTTGTGTGACGCCCAATCACTTACTCATAATAGCAGGGCACAGGGTCGGGTGTCAATCCCCTGTGCCACTTTTCAATTTGTCTTTCATGAAGCGAACTCTCTCCAAAAGTTCATTAAACATATCTTCAATTGGTGTTCCAGGTGTCGCACCTAACATGATAACACCTTGCTTCATCGTTTCACAAACAGATTTAGCTTCAGGATCATCGCTAAGTTTGATACGATAATAAAATACTTTCTGCTTCTCTACTAGTCTTTCGAGAGCATCAAAGTATTCTACTTTCCTTTCATGATCAAGAAGAACAAAGTTCATTGCAGAACGAAAGCAGAACTGTTGCAGTTCCACCATCTCTTGAATGTCACCACGGACTAATTCTGATTGAAAGAAGCTCATACTAACATCAACTTGGCACGACTTGTTTTCTTGATGAAGTTGAGTTGTTGTGCCTCATGGCGGATCTTTTCCTTTAGAGGTTTGCTAATCAACTTACCTACACTATCTATTTCAATTTCATTTGTCTCGCAATAGTGGATAACCGAATCAATATAATTCATATCTGGATTGTTTAGAGCAATCTTTTCCACTTCCTGCGAGAATTTCGCAGATGTCATAAATTTATCCTCTAATAATTGTTTTTTGTCCATATCGTTCCTGGTATTCTGAAATGTAACTCATCAGTTTGATGAAATATTCTTTCTTAGGTGGAAGCACCTTGACTTGAGTTTCTCCATTTTCACAAGCAACGATTGTCACGAGTTGTTTTACTCGCAAACCATAAAGTTCCTGAAACATACAAGCGTATGCTGTTTCCTGAACAAAGTAATCGTAAAGGTATTGTTCTCGCTTTGGTTCTGCAGCAGTTTTGAAATCAATAATAGATAACTCACCATCAAACTCAGCGATACAATCTACACGACCTGCTAACTCAAGATGTTTAGAGTACAGGGCGGCTTCCTGAAGGTATATGTTATTTATCCGATCAAGAACATCACGACTGTGTTGAAACATCAACACTGGTAGAGGAAACTTTTGGTATTTTTTGAGGTCCAGAATGTTATTGAAATAGTCTTCAACAATAGAGTGATACTTTGTTCCTCGATTAGTGGAGCGAGCAGAAATACTGTTAGCTTTCTCCTCGCCCACTCGTTGTCTCCAACGACTAATACCTGCCATCTTTTCCTTGTTATTACCAATCACGGTAGTGACTGACGGAAATTGTCCATCGGGTGTTGGATATAAACGCTTACCGTCTACCATCACAGCATCCAGTTCAATTGGCGTCAGAGCACCAACATGATTAAATAATTTCATAGACCAAGATTGATTTTGTTAATAATATAAGACTTGACTAGACCAGAACGGACGATATCTTCAATACCAAATTCAATAAGTGAAAACTCAGGCATCCTTTGAAGAATGCGTTGGAAATCTAGAATACCAGAACGTTCGTTAACCTTTACAAGATCGGTTTGTGAAGCATCGCCACAGAAAACGATTTTTGTATCCTGTCCTACACGAGTAATTATACTATCAAGTTCGTGAAAATTCAAGTTCTGGCACTCATCAATAATTACAATCGAATTATCAAGGGTGGTGCCACGAATGAAACTTGTACTCCAGAACGAGATAGTTTCCTGTTGTTTCAGATTGTCATACAACATATCGTATGAATTGTCATCAGGCATCTCGAACATAGACTGAACCATGTTCTTGTATGGGATCTGATAGAGAGAAGATTTATCTTCATGGTCTCCAGGAAGAAAACCAATCTCTCGTGTGGCTACAAGAGAACGAACAATATAAATCTTTTCATATGGTGTGTACTCATTCAGCACATCTTTGAGTGCTTTGTACAGAGCAATGAAAGTTTTACCTGTACCTGCCACACCATAGGCATAGAGCATCTGTCCCTTATCCCACTCATCAAAAAAGAGTTGTTGATTGTGAGTAAGTGCTTCAACTGGAAGCATGTATGCTTCATCAATTGGTTTACGACGTTTCTTTTGCTTTGAGCTCATACCTTGTCCAGGTGCTTTGTGAGCTGTCTTCTTACGTACTGGCATATCAGTTATATTTGTCGTGAATGGTTCGGTTGCGAGGATCGTGTGCCCCAATTTTATTCTTGATGATATCATGGAAACCAGGATGAGATTTTCTCATCTTGTCTCGCCAATCACCAACCTCTCCAGATCCAGGAAGAGTAGATGGATCACTCCAATCTCTCTCCCAATCGGGATTATCTTTCTTCCACTGGTCCCAGTCATGAATACTGAGGACAACTTCTTTCTGTTCACCAGTTTGTTTATTTACTACAGGATACGTAGCCATCAAATCCACTCCAAAGCTTCAGCACAAATAGGGAATTGTTCGATAAAGACTTGCTTACAAGCGTTAGCAATATCCATATGTTCTTTCTGGGTGCCATGAGCACTCCTAAGATCTATCTATGTAGTGGATCCAAGAACGAACAGATCCTGTCATATAAATGCGAGTTGGAGTTGCCAGAGGAAGCACAAACCTTGCACATTCCTTTGCCACACCTGCTTCAAGCATTCGCTTGTAGAGATTGTTGGAATGAGTAAAGAGTTCAGCGATCTCTGCCTGAAACTTGAGTTTCACATAGTCACCAAGATCATCAGTAGAATTCTGACGGTTCTTGGTATCCTGGCGGCGAAGTTCTGGCAGAGGGATGTTCTCTGTAATCAGGTTCGTATCAGCATATCGCTGCGAAAATTCCTGAAATGTAAATGAACGGTGACGCAGGATCTGAGCTGCGATACCACGGTTAGTTTCAATCTCAAGCGACATATGTGCCTGCTCAAATACCGACCAATGATTATGTTTGATACAGTACTTGAGCAGACCAGCGACGTTAGGGTTCTCCTGGTTCTGGGGATTGCTCACCCTCGCCACGTACCCCATCGTCTGTTCCGCCTGTGGCGTTACTGACACTAACTTGACTTGTCCATGTTGTTGATTCATTCTTAAATCCTTTACCTAGTCTTTCACGTTTGCGTTGGAGATCCATTCTTGCCTGACGAAGTGCTCTCTTCATATAAACGATCTCCTCATCAGTATACAGCATCGGGTTATTTTCCGCAAGCTTTATTGCTTTCTTTGCTGCCTTAATGGTGTCCTTCAGTCTCATTTAAAAGCCTCCATATACTTTTTAAACTCTTCTCTAATTTGTTGATCTACCACGTTCAAGGAACCCAGATCAAATTGGTATCCTTGACTGATAATATAGTCACAAAATTCATATACATCTTTAGTCAAAGATATTTTCATTCTGACAAATCCACTCAAAACAAAACTTCTTTTCTGGAAGTTATCATCCTTGTATCTCCAATCAGAATTAATCGGGGTAACCATCATCGTCGTTGTCCTCGTGAGAATAGATTTTGTCTGACCTAGGACCTGCTTTGTAAGCATCCACATCAGAATGTATCTCTGATTCTAACGATTCCACCAGGAGTTTCAAGTTTCTAACTATAAGTTTTAATCTTTCCTTGTCCATGGTAGCATGACATACACTACTAATTATAACACATAATCAACCCAACCAGTTATAATATACTTTTTTTCATATGGAGCATTAACTCCATGATGAAAGTGCGTCCAGTGAGCAGGCCAAATATAAAGATCTCCTGCTACTGGTTGTGCTGTAAAATTTTGATAAACGAAATGTGTTCCTCCTCCCTCTCGGATGTCATTCAAATAGATCATCCAAGCAAAAACTCTTGTCGAGAATTCTGGGGTTCCATCATTCTCACAATGTATCCTACTATAATAATTGTTAGGTTCATATCTCATCAGCTGACAATATGGATTTACTTTCCAGTTTGAGATGTGAGTATTGATTAATGGATACACAATTTTATATTCATCAACTGCTTTATAAACTGCTGTTCCCAGTCCAGAATAGCAATCTGCATCTGTAATTTCTAAAGTTAATTCTAAGTCATCAAGGTATTCTTTTCCAGCAGTTCCTCTTACAGCGAAAGGACTGTTCTGGTCAAATATTTCTATCATCTTTTCGCAAGATGATTTTGGATAGGATTCTTTTAGATGATGTATAAAATTCATTTTTTATCAAAATAAAAGGGGAGACTTTCGCCTCCCCATCACTTCCTTCACACGGAAATATATTATATCACATTTTCATCGCCATGGCAAGTTGTGCCTCTTTTAATTTATTCTGTTTTTCAATTTGTTTTTGGATAACTGGAAGCCAGTTTGCTGCTAGTTGTTCTCTTTTTGTTTCGGTGTCATATTGAACACCACGATATGTTGCTTGTGACATGGGAGGTTCTCCTTAGTTGTTTAGGTTAAAGAGCGTTCCTTCAGTCAACCTTTGCGTCTATCTTACACTCCTTTGGAGATATCTGTTTGATCTCCCATATCAAATCATTCTTTGCTTGCCTGGGAATGTCTTGTTTATTAACTCTCCCAGCAATCAAGTGTGCTTGTAAGCATGTGAGAATGAGTGTCTCCATAGATGAACGACCCGTTCCGAGTTGTCTTACTTCCGTTCGCTATTTGGAAATAGCGAATGAACGTATATCTAATTATAATACAAACTTTGTAAATTTGAATACAGTTTAATTTTCTGAAAGATAAAAAGCATCTTCTCTGGCAAGACAAATTCTCTTTACAGTTGCATCATATTTTGGTTCTGGTTCTTCTGTAATTAGTTGTCTAACAAAATCAAATGCATCTTGATATTTGACAAATTTAAAAGCATCATTATAAGTTTTTGCTGATACGATGACACCATCACTACGTCGTAATTTCATTACGCTCCATGCAGTAGTGTCAGTTTTTTTACAATAGTAAACGCACCAATTGCCGTGTGGATCTGAGTTCATTTTTTCTTGTTGTTACTTGGAGACCACAATTTAGGATTTACTCTTCCTTGTGTTTGTTTAAATTCAATAAGTCCTTCTCTATACTTATCCCAATAATAATCAAAGATATCTATTTTCTTATTACAGATTACGATATCGTAATTATATTGTTCATCAACATAATATTTTACAATGTATGCAGTGTATGGCAAAGTTACATCCTCTGCCAAAGTTGGATCACAATTTTGATGAATGATTTTAATATTCAACTTCTATTCCCCCACTGAATTTGTGGGAAAGCTTCTTCTACACACTGCTTGGTAATCTTCCAACGCTTACCAATCTTCTTGTCTTTCATGAGACATAGAACTTCAGCTTCACCTTTCTGTAAACCCTCAAGCAGTTGAACAAAAAGAGTTTCACGACGGCTCTGTGAGATGTTTGCGCCGCCCTTGAAGAAGAGATAGAGTTTACGGTACTCATGCACTAGACGGGTGTGTTCCGTCTCCTCTGGCGCCTCGTTGGGGGTGTATGGAGGTTCGCCTTCGGGCAGCATGGATACAATACTCTCATCAAAATTAGCAATCAGAATTTGTCTGAGTGCTGGTGTATTATATTCCTGAAGAAGTTTAACTTTTTCGGGTTTTGTTTTTGCGTTGCTTACTTTTTGTAGCACTTCATTGAGTAATAATTGCATGATTTAAATCATATCGTAAGTGTATTTATTCGTCGTCGTATTCGTCCTCATCTACGAAACGAACTGATAATAGTTCCTCGTTGATCCATTGTCCATCTTCATCATACATTTCTGGATGAAGTCTTTCTTCTACTTCTCCACGATACATGAACTCATGTAGCTTCTCGTTTGCCGTCCATCCAGCAATAATTCCAACACACAGAAAGATAAATGAAACTGTTGCTGAAAAGTAAACGATTGTTGCCTGTGCCATTGTTCAACTCCGAACTACTGATCTTCTTTGCTCCACCTAAGTTCCAAGTTGAAGTAGACTTTTCTTTTTAGGAGAGAAAAAAATTTACTGATTGAAAAACCTTTGTCTTGGTTTTCTTTTACCTTCGGTCTCTCCCCCCTAAGCATGAGTTCGATACCTCTATTTATTTTCAAATCTTTCATTTTTTATTTGATGATACTAAACCCTTTTCCAAAAATAATTTTGCAGTTTCAACTAAACCTCCAACATGTTTACCATCAGCTAAGACATATGGGTATCCTCCAGCCCTAGGAAAGTCTTTTCTAAACTGTTCTCGTTCTTGTTCCGATTGAATTACCACCGTCTGATATTCTACATCTGCTCGCTTAAAAAGTTCTTTTAGTTGATCACAGTAGAAACATCCTGGTGTAGTGTAAGCAATAATTTCCATAAAAAAGAGGGTCTTTTGACCCCCAGTTTATCAGGTTTAATTTGACTTGTCAAGTTAGATTACCTAACATGATGCCCACCAAACATATAACGCATTCCGTTTAAAACTTTGGCTGCGAAAGTACCCAGATTGCGACTATTAAATCTTTCGTAAAGGGCAGTAGTAATGACAGGAGCGGGTACACCAAGGTCCACAGCGGCAGAAACAGTCCAACGACCCTCACCACTGTCGGATACCCCACCAGAGAAGCGTTTAAGTTGACCATCATTCCGTAGAACATCAGCGGTAAGGTCAAGTAACCAACTACCAACAACGCTACCACGACGCCATAGCTCAGCAACCTCAGCAACGTTAATATCATAGCAGTAACTTTCTGGATCTGCCATAGGGGCGACCTCTGCATCTCCTTCGCTGACATACTTTGCACCTGCATTTGCATTATTAATAATGTTAAATCCTTCTGCGTATGCCTGCATCATACCATACTCAATACCATTATGCACCATCTTTACAAAGTGTCCTGCGCCTGGACCACCACAATGCAACCATCCATATTCAGCAGGAGTTACGAGTGTGTCAAATTGAGTCCTGGGGGCAGCGGTAATTCCTGGGGAGAGGGCATTAAAAATGCTTTTACAAGTGGCGACTGCAGTATCTCCACCTCCAACCATAAGACAGTATCCACGATCCAGACCATAAACACCGCCGCTAGTGCCACAATCAATATATTGGATACCCATTTTTGCCAGACGTTCTGCTCTCTTCCGACTGTCCTTAAAATTGCTATTGCCATGATCAATAATAATATCTCCTTCACCACAATATCGTAGTAACTCATTAATCGTCTCCTCTACATTTTCTGCTGGCACAACCATTTGAAAAATTCCTGGACCATATTTGTCAGATACTCCACTCTGAACATGTTTTACTACTTGAACAAGGCTTTGTATAGTATCTGTAATACCATTAACATATCCGTTTTCAAATGCTTCTTGTGCTTTTTCATAGTTTCTTCGATAACCCCAGACTTCAATTCCTGCCTTCATCATACGACGAGACATTCCTTCACCCATTCGTCCTAGTCCAATCAATCCAACTCTCATTTTTTCAATTCCAATAAATTTTTAAGTTGTGTACCCTCTCAATCATAGATCATTCCAACAGTTAATAGGACAAAGCAAAGTATTGTAAATACCATCATACCTACACCTGCCCAGATTACCCACACGGGCATCTTTTCGTATTCAGTATTGTGAGACATAAAAAAAGAGGGTCTTTCGACCCCCATTATATCATAGAGCATTACCTCGGGGCAACACTTCTTCAGGAAATACAAACTGTTCGTGTGGTTGATCTACTGGCGCCATCCAAGCACGGAGACCTTCATTCAACAGAATGTTCTTGGTGTAGAAGGTTTCGAACTCAGGATCTTCTGCTGCTCGGATCTCTTGACTTACGAAATCGTAAGCACGAAGATTGAGAGCCAGACCAATAATACCAATAGAAGAGGTCCAAAGACCCATAACGGGAACGAAAAGCATGAAGAAATGCAACCAACGCTTATTACTAAAAGCGATACCAAAAATCTGTGACCAGAAGCGGTTTGCAGTAACCATCGAGTAAGTCTCTTCCTCTTGTGTAGGTTCAAATGCTTTGAATGTATTTGCTTGTTCACTATCTTCAAATAAAGTATTCTCTACAGTTGCTCCATGAATGGCACAGAGCAGCGCACCACCCAGAATACCAGCAACCCCCATCATATGGAAGGGATTAAGGGTCCAGTTGTGGAAACCCTGAAGGAACAGAAGGAACCTGAAGATCGCTGCCACTCCAAAGGAAGGAGCGAAGAACCAACTGGATTGTCCCAGAGGATACATCAAGAATACAGAAACAAATACTGCAATAGGACCAGAGAATGCGATTGCATTATAAGGACGGATGCCTACAAGACGGGCGATCTCAAACTGACGAAGCATAAAACCAATTAGAGCGAAAGCCCCGTGGAGTGCCACGAAAGGCCATAGTCCCCCAAGTTGGAACCACCTGACAATATCTCCTTGAGCTTCAGGACCCCAAAGTAGAAGAAGAGAATGACCCATAGCGTCTGCAGGCGTAGACACAGCTGCCGTGAGGAAATTAGCACCCTCAAGGTAAGAAGACGCCAACCCGTGGGTGTACCAACTGGTAACAAACGTTGTGCCAGTAAGCCAGCCACCAAGGGCCAGATAAGCAGTGGGAAAAAGAAGAAGTCCAGACCATCCCACAAATACAAAGCGATCTCGTTTAAGCCAGTCATCCAAGACATCGAACCATCCTCTCTGCGAAATAGGTTGTGAAAGCGTAGATGAAACCATTATACCTCCTGATTAAAAAAGGGGTCCGAAGACCCCCTGATGATTTGTTTTTTTAGATCAACCGATTGCAGGTGCAGTGAGAGCAACAGGCGTGTTCTCAGCAGCAGCAAGGTCGAGAGGGAAGTTGTGAGCATTGCGCTCATGCATCACTTCCATACCAAGTCCAGCACGGTTCAGAACATCTGCCCAAGTGTTGAGCACACGACCCTGACTATCAAGCAGGGACTGGTTGAAGTTGAAACCGTTGAGGTTGAATGCCATGGTGCTAACACCAAGAGCAGTGAACCAGATGCCAACTACAGGCCATGCAGCAAGGAAGAAGTGCAGTGAACGAGAGTTATTGAACGAAGCGTATTGGAAGATCAGGCGACCAAAATAACCATGAGCAGCTACGATATTGTAGGTCTCTTCTTCTTGTCCGAACTTATATCCGTAGTTCTGGGATTCGTTTTCTGTAGTTTCACGAACGAGACTAGAGGTGACCAGAGATCCGTGCATAGCAGAGAAAAGAGAACCACCGAAGACACCAGCAACTCCCAGCATATGGAAAGGGTGCATAAGAATGTTGTGTTCTGCCTGGAAAACAAGCATGTAGTTGAAAGTTCCCGAAATCCCCAGAGGCATCGCATCAGAGAAGGATCCCTGACCGAAGGGATAGACCAGAAACACTGCGCTAGCAGCAGCAACGGGTGCAGAGTAGGCAACACAAATCCAAGGACGCATACCCAGTCGGTAAGAAAGTTCCCATTCACGACCCATGTAAGCATAAATGCCAATCAGAAAGTGGAAGACCACCAGTTGGAATGGTCCGCCATTATATAGCCACTCATCAAGAGAGGCAGCTTCCCAGATAGGATAGAAGTGAAGTCCGATAGCGTTGCTGGAAGGAATAACAGCACCAGAGATGATGTTATTACCGTACATTAGAGAACCAGCAACAGGTTCACGGATACCGTCGATATCGACAGGAGGAGCAGCGATAAACGCAACGATGAAACAGATAGTAGCAGCGAGAAGAGTAGGGATCATCAGGGTTCCGAACCAACCAACATAAAGGCGGTTATCGGTACTGGTGACCCACTCGCAGAACTGTTCCCACGTATTGCTTTGTCGCTGTTGAGCGAGAGTAGCAGTCATAGTTAGTAAGACAGTAAGGTTTACATGTAAGAAAACATTTGTAACGAATTATGAGAGATCCGTAACATTTGTTTACCTATTTATTATAACCCCTGCCCCTCAGACCTGTCAAGCCCCCAAAGTCAGGTATTTTTACCTAAAAAAATGGGGCATCCTCTGTGAGTTGGCAGAGGACGCCCCAGCGGCGACGATATTTGATTTATTTATCACCACACTCCAGGGATTAGCTGCCCAGTGGTGAAGTAAGTGCCAACAGCAATTACAAAACCAAGCATAGCCAGACGAGCATTGAGGATCTCTGCCTCGGGGGTAAATCCAAATTTCATTTTAGTTCTCCTTCGTATAAGTGTTTTTGAGGTATTCAAGTACATTCTCTGGACTGCTCACAGAGTAAGGGTCAATCGGACAATTTCCGACTTTTCCAGGTTCTTCGAACATCATTTCAATTTCACCATCATTCACAATCATAGCATAACGCCATGAACGATAACCAAATCCAAGATTACACTTGGCAACTGACATACCCATAGAATAGGTAAAGTCTCCACTACCATCAGGAATAGGTTTGACATTTTGAATGTCCTGTGATTTGAACCATGCGTTCATTACGAAGGCATCATTCACAGACAGACACCACACTTCATCAATACCAAGTGCCTTGAATTCGTTGAATGCTAGATCATAACCAGGCAGTTGAAAAGTGCTACAGGTAGGAGTGAATGCTCCAGGCAGAGCAAACACAACCACACGTTTTTGATCAAAGATTTCAGATGTGGTAAGGTCATACCAATCATAGTCACCGTTGTAGCAAGGGCGACGGTCTCTAAAAGATACTTCAGGTACTCGGGTCATGTTGTTGTTTCAGTTCAGGATTAAGGTTACAAATAAGTTTTTCTTTGATAGGTTTGATAACAATAAATTTGTCACTCTTGAGTGTGCCAGCAATCTTGACTTCCAGATCTTGTCCGTTAGTCCAAGCACCACTCTCTACCAATTCTTGAAGGGCAATACTGAGTTGCCCTAACATATCACCAGTTGTCATCACAGGTTTTCTTCTTGTTCGGTCAAGATCACACAGTCGCTAGTAGGATATGCCACACAAGTGAGCACCCAACCATCTTCCATTTGGTCATCATCAAGATATGATTGCTCTGAATTGTCTACACTACCACTGATCAGTTTGCCAGCACAAGCAGAGCAAGCACCAGCACGGCAACTGGAAGGTAGATCAACGCCAGCTTCTTCAGCAGCGTCGAGAATATATTGATCTTCAGGACATTGGATAGTCGTTTCGGATCCATCAGGGGTTTGAAGCGTAACGTTGTAAACAGTCATTAGTAAGTTTCGGTAACTTTCTCAATAGAATAGCACAGAAGCACAAGAAAGGCAACTGTTGTCAGGGTCCAAAAACCTTCAGTCATCAGAAGATGCCGAAGAAGAGTTTACCTGTGAGAGCATAAGAAAGAGCACCAGCAACAATGCCGACCATAGCCCAGCGTCCATTATATTTCTCCTTTACTTGATTGGGAGTATCCATCCCATAGTTTTCGTAGTACATAGTAGGTTCTTGCGCCCACATATTCTGCTGCCCACGATCATTAGTAGTAACAGTCATTTCGTTTTGTAACGATTTACAACAATAGTATATAGCAATTGTAAAGGAATGTCAAGCTCCGTGTCGGGATAAATAAATATGGTCTCAAATAATACAGAACAATGAAAAGATCACTTTTACTCTTTTCGTTATTCTTTGTTACTCCTGTAAGTGCTGCTGAAATTACATCTAGAATTACTGACTCTGTTCAACTAAACGTTCAGGGTGCTGCGGTACAATCAACTCGAATTGGAGCTTCATATTCTGCTTCTGGTACAAACGTTCAAGCAACCTCCTTTGGTGGAGTAAATGGTGCTGGAACTTATGATATCAATACAGCAGGTCAAGCATTTAGTTTCTCAGAAAGCTTCAATGCTGCAGATACACCAGTCACTACTCAGTCCGTTAACGGTGGAGTTATTGCTTCTCCCAACCTTTATGGAGATAGTGTTACTCAGTTAGCAGGGGACAAGGGTTCTCTTGCTGGTACATTATCACCTACTGGTGTTCCTACTGTAACTGCTGGTGGTGCTGGAACTACCGCAACTGCACAACGTAGTATTGAACTGAGCGTATTCAAATGAGATATATCCTAGCAGGTTTATTCCTGCTAGGGTTTTCTTCACCTGCCCTAGCAGAAAGTGTTGTGCCTAATTTCACTAGGGGCACAATCAATGCGACCACAGAATCAACAACAAAAGTAATAGAAACAATTCGTCAAGTTGAATATACAACTGGCACATCATATACTGTGACTGGAACTAATATTAACATTCCTGGCACTCCTCAACAAGGAGCAAACTATAGTATCATGAACCAAGGTGCTCCATTCCAGTTCAGTGAAACTTACCTCGGACCTGGAATGGCTAAAGAAACATGGATAGATCGCAGCACAGAAACACAATCAACTACTACATCAATCTCTGTATTTACGCAGTAGTATTGTCTGGTAGTGCGTTTGCTCAGAGTACTCCTGCTCCATCTAATACTAACATTGCTGGTCCGAGTGCGAGTGCTACAGGAAACGTTACCAATCAGGCAGTTCAAGTCTTACAGGGTCCATACGCATTGAATACTTATGGAGGTGGAGTGAGTTGTCAAGGGGCAACATTTTCTCTATCTCCATTCGTATTGCAAAGTGGAAATGCTAGTGATGATCCAGAGACATTTCCTTCCAGAAATCATAACTGGGGCATCTCTGCTGGTATCAACGTACCTTTAGATGGAATGCTAATGGAGCTTTGTAAGTCAAGAGCAAAGGTAGAAATAGATAGACAAAAAGCAGAAACAGATAAGGCAAGACTTGATTTTGAATTAGTCAGACTATTGAAGTGTGGCGAAGCAATCAAATCTGGTGTTACATTTCATCCAGACAGTCCATACTATAAGATATGTGCCGACGTAGTTGTGAGGTATCCAAATGGATCTCATACCGCCAATAAGTAATGCCAACGGAATTGCCAATATATCAAACAATGCCAATGGAATACCAAAAATTGGCATTGGTGGTCCATCTATTATCCCAACAATAGATCCTCCAGTTGTTAGGTCAACAGAGGTTCCAGTTGTTCGTGGTTTGGCATTACCTGTATTTCAAGCTCCAGATACATCAATCAAGTATCCAGTCATCAATGTTCCTACACAGGAAGAGTTTGATGCTGCTGCAAGAGCAGATAAACAAAAAGAACAAGAGCAGAAGGAGGAAAAATCTAGAGGACTTCCAGATCCTAAACCAGTAGATCTACCACCCTCTATTCAACAGGTAATACCGCAACCTACAACTCCCCAAATAGAGGTTCCAACAGAACCTATAACTCCTGCATTTACAGTTGCTGGGTTGAAGATCGATCTACCAGACCCCTCCCTAATCGCCACAGCGGGTTCTGTGGCAGTTGTAACGACTGCTGCTACAATGGCTGCTACAACTGTCTTCAATACCCTCAAGAACGCTGCTGAACCACTTATAAAAGAAGCAACCAAAAACAAATTCAAACTCAAGATCAAACATGTTAAACCAGTTCTACATTATGTGATGGCGGAGAGTGGACACATAGATGTGTTTGAATACTCTGATACTGGAACAAAACTTGTAGATCAAGTAGAGAATGTAGAGCAGTATATTCGTGATCAAGTTGAAATCAATGCTCTCTATGAAATTGATAACAAGATCATTATTGATGATGTGATCGCAGATAAATTTACAAAAGAGGGGCAAAAGAGATTTAAACCTCTGTTTGCCCCCGCTAAAAAGATTGCTAAAAAACTATCTGCAAAATTCTCAATCTGAAAATTTATCAACAACCCAAGAGAATATAACTACTGGAAGATACACTACAAGATTGTATAACATATCAACAAATATGTTATCTTTCTCTTCCTTACGCTTATCCTTCGCTGGTGCTTGTGCCATCTACCACTTCCAGAATTATAGTATATAGACCACTCTGGTTAGCATGTTTCATCGCTTGGTCTTGAGTTGCAAACAAACGTGCCTTCTCTTTATCCTTTGTCCATTTGGGACTGTCATTTACGTTGTCTTGGAAGTAATCCCAGGTTCCAGCAAACCCTTCTCTCTTAGCAATATACATCAGAACAATTTGATAGGTAGTTTGATAGGTAGTTTTTCTTGAATTTCTTTGACACCTTTAGGCATAACTGCCTCGATGATCTCACGCTTTGCTTGCTCGATTAGAGTTTCTCTATTCATGTAAGCATAAACTCCAGCGCCTACAGCAGTTGCACTCAATACAAATGAGGCAACTGCTAATGCATTAAATACTTTTTGCATCATGCTCCTGTGCGAGGTTGTACGAAACCTTCCTCAAGTGCTTCAACTCTTTCTTCAAGAGATGCTGCAACTTCTTCTACTACTGGTTCAACAGGTGGAGCTTCTACAACTTCCTCTCTCTTAGGTTCTTCTTTCTTTTCGTCTTCCTCATCACCGCCTTTCTTCATAGTGTTGATACCAAATGTCGCAGCAGAGGCGGTAAAAACAGTTGCAATAAATGTTGGATCCATCTTTGATAGAGTGCCAGCATAGCTTGCAGTTAGAAGAGCCGCAGACCAACCCAAAATACATATACGAATTAGTTGTCCCATAGCATTTTCGTTTTTCTTATTAGTCATTGGTCCGTGTGATGTGGTCCGTAATATTTATTATATGTTCAATCTTTTCTATACTACACCGTTGTTTTAAGTGTATTGATTGGGAAATTAAGTCCAGATTCACTAATACTTGCTGTAGTTTGAGTTGCATTTAATAGTGTTATTCCAAAATCAGAGATGGTTGTACTAGATGTGAAATCACCATTAGTTCCCCAAGAAAATGTGTTATATGTTATTGAATAATTTGTTGGTGGAGAACCCAAACTAACATTACTTAGTTGCGCCGTATATACACCAGTTTTTGATCCATTTACTGGTAGTTTACATAGCAACCCACATGTTTGTTCTGGTTGGAATGGAACAATATTCCCAAGTATTCCAGCAAAGATTAATGAATCGGGGTCAGCTATTATTTTATATGCTGGTGTATTACCATTAAATCCTGAACTGAAATCATCCAAAGATCCGCCAAATGATCGCCCAAAAAGAAGATTTCCGTTTGATGAATCAAATTTTCCTAAAAAGACATCATAACCCCCAGCTGTATTAACATTAGTTTGTCCTAAAATGTATACATTATTAGAGGTATCTGTTGTTACTCTTGCGCCAGTAATAATTTCAGAAGAATTAAAAGTTGGTGATTGTAGTATTCTTTGCCACACAAGTGAAGCACTAGAATTTATCTTTGTTAATGATAATCCATAATTACTTGTTGCTATTCTTCCAGAAAATCCAGTTAGATATATGTTATCGTTGGAATCAATATGTAATGGGCTAGTATACGGAACATAATCAGTAATTTGAATTTGCTTGCACCAAGTTAAGTTACCATTTGCTTTATTATGTTTTCCTATAATTGGAATAGTTTGACCATCAGTAGATCCAGACCAATATATATTCTCGCTTGAATCTAGGTGAATTCCATTTACAAATTGATTGGATGCGCCAGCAGATGCAGTAATTATTTTAGACCAAGATACATTCAAAGTATTGGAACTTATAGAACATTTGGTTAAAATTATATCTGTAAATGTACCATTGTCACCAAAATGGTTATATGCTATGTAAATATTACCAGAAGAATCTACTACAGATAAGACATTATCTTCTTGCTCATTAGATGATCCATCTGTTAAATACATCTTGTATACTTCAAGTGGAATAGTGCTACCAGTTTGTCCTGGTGGAGAAATATTTGAGGTGGTTATTTTTACAATAAGAACATCAAAAGAAGTCCCAGAAGATGCCGAATTGTAAGTTTCTCCTATCACATAAACTGTAGATCCATCTGGTGTAACATGTAAATTAGTTCCCCAATGTACAATTGATGATGCATTGTTGGGAATTCTAGAGGTCCACTGTACAACCCCTAATTCATTAAATTTGACTACAACAGAATAACTACTTAAAGATCTATCATATGATGAATTTCCAAGAACATAGATATTGCCACTACTATCTTTGGCAATATCTTGTACATAATATGCGTCGATTTGTGAGGAACTAAAATTTAAATTTATACTTTGCAACCAGTATGGAAGACCTACTGAAGATCTTGCTATTCCAAATGCTCTGCTACTTCCTAAACCAAATGCTATTGG